ACTGGACGCCTTACCTTATTTCCAATAATTTTACACCAATTGCTATAACATCACGCACCGTACTCCCTTACGTCGGCACAATGCTGACACAACCAGCACCGCAAATCAACGCAACCGATAATTTCATGCTTGCTGTTGGAATTACAGGAGGCGGTGGAGCGGGTGCCGCACTTTACTACACACAGGATGGTAATAACTGGATTAACGCATCGCCAACCGGCACATCGGCACTTTTTACAAGTCAGAATATACGTAATGTAGCGTACAATGGTGCTATGTGGGTAGCATCAGGTTCGTTTGGTGTTAGTTACAGTTCAGACGGTATTAACTGGTTTCAGTCAAGTTCTGGTGCGTTTGGCAATTCGTTTACAGAATTTGGAGCAAAAGCAGCGTGGAACGGCAAAATGTGGGTAGCAGTTGGTGGAGGTACTACAGGAAATTCTATAATATATAGTTACGACGGCATTAACTGGACGGGCTTAGGTCTTCTGAGCACTATTTTTGGCGGTCCACCTGGTGGAGTTATACAATATACCAATGTCAATGGCATCGCATGGAATGGAAAGATGTGGGTGGCGGTTGGTATTGGTGCCACTGATTACTATTGTATCGCATACAGTTATGACGGGTTCAATTGGACTGCTGTAAACTCTCATTCATTCATAGTTGGTTTAGGTGTGTCTTGGAACGGCACAATATGGGTGGCAGTTGGCGTGGATGATGGTGGCGCAGATGGTGCTATGTGTTATAGTTATGATGGTATTAATTGGATATATATTACTGATCCGTTTGTATATATTAGCGGAGGCACATCCGCATTTTCACCTGCCTATGCCGCATCTATCGCGTGGAATGGAACACAATGGGTCGCCGTGGGTATTGGATATTGTACAATAGCATATAGTACCGATGGAATCAACTGGACCGCTGCGGATTCTGGAACAGCACCACTGTTTGAAAATGGTGGAAATGATATAACATGGAATGGATCAAAATGGGTAGCATGCGGTTCATTAAATCTTTTTAACAATTCGTCTGGTGGACCAAATCTTGTTTACAGTCAAGATGGTACCACTTGGATTCAAAATACCGAATTAGGAGGAACGCGTGCGTTGGGTATATCCGCTCGCCGTGTACTCCCCTACGTTGGCATATCGCCAATCCCAACATACTTAAATGTAGCAATTCCAGGCGGTGCCTCAGAGCTTCTGTATAATGCGGCGGGAGCGATTGGAAGCGCAAAAAATCTACAGATTACAAATGTATATACAAATGCAGTATTTTACCAAAATACAGCGGGTACTGGATCAGGCTTGCCGGCAACCAGCGATTTTACCAAAACAAATAATGGTGCGTGGTCTACGAATCCGAATATAGTAACAATAGGAGGACGAGTGATAACATGCGCGAATAATTCTCCAGGATTCTATGCCTATTATACAAATGGTGGTGATATAGACGCTGTATTTAGTTTTGTGTTAAGTTTTGACGCAGCGGGTGGAACTGGTAATGCTAGTATAGGATTTCAGGTAAATGGAGGATACTATTCAGTGGGTCCAAATATAGTATCAGATTCATTTGGTAATTTATTATATGAAAATACGGATTGGTACGTTAGTTCAGGTTGGGCATGGCAAGTTGCACGTTCACAAACCGGTTTAATTTTCCAATACAGTACATCAACCCAAGCGTTTACCACAGTTGCCTCTGTAAATAATGTTCAGATGATTGATAATGTACAACTATATCTACTGTTTAACAATAACTACGGAAGCTGCTATATGCAAAATTGGGCAGTCTACTCCCCACAGCCCAGTAATAGCATCTTGAATGCGTCTACAATCGTAGCCACGAATGCCACCGCAAACAATCTCTATTTGCCAAATCTTGCTAGCAACGCGACACCTACATATGTACTCACTTATAGCACATCTACCGAAGCAATCACTTACGCAGCAGTACAAGGCGGATTTTTACCGCCAGGAAATGTATATGGCGATTATCTTCTATACAATGGTACGAATTGGGTCTTGGGTGGGTATAACACAATGAATCAAACGCAGTCAAATGTAACTATAGGAGACGGTGCTGGCAATGATGGAACCGTGCCACTATATGGTGTAGCGATCGGTGGTGGTGCGGGTCAACAGGCACAAGGAGCATCGGCTGTAGCAGTTGGTGGTCAAGCTGGACAAATATATCAGCAGTCCAATGCGGTCGCTATCGGTTATTCTGCGGGATTTCAGTATCAGCAAGAATATTCAATTGCCATCGGTTACCAGGCAGGTCAAGGAGATGGTAGCGGCACATCGAACGGCACAGAGCAAGCATTCTATGCGATTGCTATCGGCAATCAAGCGGGTTCAAATACACAACAATCATACTCCGTCGCCATAGGTGACCAAGCAGGAGCTTCCAATCAAGGTTCATATGGTATCGCTATAGGAACAGTGGCGGGTCAATATAGCCAAGGTGGCGGTAGTATCGGTATAGGTTACGCCGCAGCATCCAATGCTCAAGACATAAACGCAGTTGCTATAGGATGGGCTGCTGGATTCGCTAGTCAAGGCTCAAACGCAATTGCGATAGGACAGTTCGCAGGTGAAAACAGTCAATCTCCAAATTCTATTGTACTAAATGCCACTGGCGTAGAATTAGATGGAAATACTGACGGGGGTGGAGGTGGATTCTACGTAGCACCTATTCAACCAGCAGGAACGACCTATACATTAAATTACGACCCAGATACAAACGAAATTACATATGATCTAGGAACATCCGATCACCGCCTCAAGACAAATATCAGCAATACAACCCTCGGTATCAACTTTATTAATCAACTGCGACCGGTAGAATTCACTTGGAAGGACCGCATTAGCGTCGGCTTGGATAGCAACGGCAACCCACTTCCACCAAGAGATCCAGGTAAGCGCAAACACCAAGGGTTCATTGCGCAGGAAGTGAAGCAGGTTTTGGACAATCTCAGCACCGATTCGTCCCTATTCACATGTATCAATGATGTTCCATCAACTATAACAAAGACATATAAGGATAAACATGGTAGTACAATAACGAATACATATGAGTCGCCGCACGCAAAACTAAGAGGACTTTATACTCTTCGTCATACTGAGTTTATCGCCCCCACGGTGAAAGCGGTACAGGACGTCTACGCACTCGTCCAAACCCAGCAGTCTACTATCTCATTGTTAGAAGCCCAGGTCTCCACGCTCACGGGCAAACTCACCTTAGTATGTTCAACGTTAAACATCGTTATCTAAATGAATGAAATGTACAACTCTATAGTAAGAATGAGTCGTACAAATCCGGCAATTTTGAGTAGCTTTTTACAAATATACTCAAATGCTGTACCGGTTGAGGCAGGTACTGGACCAACGGGGGTTACGGGTCCGAAAGGTTTACCTGGCGACAAATATAGCAGTCAGACAACAAGTGCGGTAACGATTAATCCAGGAGGCGGCAGTGTTTCTATTATTGTTAGTACAGGTCTCGCCTATATTTACGGAACTCCGGTTTATGTTATAAGTACTGCTTCTAATTCCAACTTTACGGGAACTATTGTATATTACAATACCAATACGGGTGCGATGGTCATCCAGAATATCACAGCCATTACAGGCACATTCGGTGCCTCTGAGATTTACGACATTAATTTACCAGGATTTGTGGGCGTAACCGGTCCCACCGGTCCAACCGGTCCCACAGGTCCCACGGGTCCCACGGGTATTACAGGCGATGTAGGTCCGACGGGTGGTGCGATTGTATTTGACGGCGGCGATCCAGCGACCAGTTATTTAATTGGTCCAGTTTTTGATTGCGGCGCAGTCACTTGATTTTTATAGGCAATGTAGATAGAGTATGCCGTACATTCGGTTACAGATGAGGCGCGGCACCACCGCGCAATGGTCCTCTACAAATACTGTATTGGCACAGGGCGAATGGAGTTACGCAACCGATACAGGATTGTTAAAAATAGGAGACGGTAGCAATGGCTGGAACGCTCTTCCGTATTATAATACGGTGGGACCAACCGGTGATACTGGTACTACTGGACCCATAGGTCCAATTGGTATCGGTGATACAGGTCCAACGGGACCCACGGGTATTGCAGGTACAATAGGTCAAACTGGTCCAACCGGCAGTGGACGAACGGGTGCCACTGGTAACACGGGGTCTACAGGACCTATAGGTGTCACTGGTTACACCGGTACGACAGGTGATAGAGGTTATACTGGTGATACTGGTAATACAGGACCTACAGGACCTACAGGTGCCACTGGCTATACTGGTCCGATAGGTAGTACAGGTGTTACGGGACCAAAGGGAGTTACAGGACCCACCGGTGCAACGGGGAAAGGTGATACTGGACCGACAGGAACAACCGGTGCCACAGGTCAGACCGGCAGCACAGGACCTACAGGACGGCAAGGAGAGATTGGTGAAAAAGGATGTACTGGACCAACGGGTCGTAGGGGAGATACTGGTATGGGAGAGACAGGTCCAACAGGGACACAAGGTGTAACGGGTCCTACGGGACCTACCGGCACAATCGGTCTGACGGGTCCGAAGGGTGAGACAGGTTATACGGGTCCTGCGGGAATCGCATCAGGTACAGGTTCTACCGGTCCAACGGGAGATTTTGGATTGGGTACATTTGTATGGGTAGTGAGTGACCCCACAAAAGTTGCGATTGTGAATTCGGGTCAAGTCACCTCTATAAATGCGGTAGGCTGGAATGCGAACGCATATTCAGATGTCGGATACGCAGGTCCAACGCAGATGACGTTTTCGCCCGCATATGCGAACGGTACCGGTATACCAGATGTTGTAGTCGGTCTGAGTACAAGCGCACCGACGAATCCGAGTTATTTAGGCGTGAATTTTGCCATACGGCTCACCACATCAGGCATCACGTTAGGGTATGGTCTTCCTGGTGCCGTAACGATTGCTACCTACACAACGTCTGATGTATATACGATTTTGTTTGACGGTGTTCTTGTATCATTTTATAAAAATAGCGTACTATTGTTTGGTCCTTATCAGCCACTCGTATATCCGACGATTCTATTTGCCGATGTTACATTTAATGGAATCGGTGGTAGCGTACAATATGTCACATTTGACCGCTTTTTGTCAGGACCAACAGGATATACGGGAGCGACAGGACAGGGTGCGACGGGATATACTGGCGCAAAGGGTGATACGGGTCCAACCGGTCCGACTGGGTATAGCATGACCGGTCCTACAGGTCCGACGGGTTCAACGGGACCGACGGGTCAAGGCGCAACGGGTCCAACTGGTGACCAAGGATTTACGGGTCCAACCGGTAATAGTTTTACAGGTCCAACGGGTCAAGGCGCAACAGGACCTACAGGTAACCAAGGATTGACTGGACCGACGGGTGAAGGGTATACGGGTCCAACGGGTCAAGGGGCAACTGGACCTACGGGTACTCTTGGTGCTACAGGACCTACAGGGCATGGATATACTGGGTCAACGGGTACAACCGGTAGCACGGGTTCTATAGGACCCACCGGTTCAATTGGACCAACCGGTTCAATCGGTACAACTGGTACTACAGGTAATACTGGCGCAACAGGCGCAACGGGAAATACTGGAGCCACTGGATATACTGGACCGACGGGTAATACAGGACCAAAGGGTAACGACGGACTAACTGGTTATACAGGCAATACCGGATCTACCGGCAGCATAGGATCAACCGGACCTACAGGTCCAACTGGCAGTATAGGGTCAACCGGACCCACGGGCAGCATAGGGTCAACCGGATCCACGGGTATAACAGGCAGCACCGGTTCAACCGGTAATAGTGGTGCCACTGGTTCTACTGGTAATACAGGAGCAACCGGACCTACGGGTTCAGTAGGACCTACAGGTAATACAGGATCTATAGGCAGCACGGGATCTACTGGAAATACAGGAAGTACAGGACCGACTGGTAGTACAGGTCCTACGGGAGCGATAGGTAATACCGGTACAACGGGACCTACAGGCAGCACAGGTGTCACTGGTAATACAGGTTCTACAGGTCCCACCGGTAATACTGGTGCGACTGGACCTACAGGCAACACAGGTGCCACTGGTAATACAGGTTCTACAGGTCCCACCGGTAATACCGGTGCGACTGGACCTACAGGCAAAACAGGTCCTACGGGTATTACTGGTGCTAGCGGTTCAACAGGACCTACAGGTATTACAGGCGCATCTGGTTCAACCGGTTATACTGGATCTACCGGACCAACCGGCTCTACAGGTGCCACTGGTAATACAGGTTCTACAGGTCCTACCGGTAATACTGGTTCAACGGGTGCCTCTGGCTCTACAGGATCTACGGGTGCCTCTGGCTCTACAGGATCAACCGGCTCTACTGGCTTTACTGGATGGACGGGTTCTACTGGATCTACAGGATCAACGGGACCCACCGGTAGCACGGGCTCTACAGGTCCTACCGGCAATACGGGATCTACTGGCGCAACGGGCGCAACGGGTCCAATTGGTACCGGTCCAACGGGTACAAAAGGCTCTACAGGTTTCACAGGACCCACAGGTGCCGCGGGTATTAATGGTGTCTCAGGCGGTCTTGTATTATTCTTGAACACACAAGGTGGCACCTACACAAGTACACAGATTGGCGGTATATTACAACCCGTCCCTACCACCCCTCAAACGACCATCACCGCAACTGTTGGAACTTCAGGATATATTGATATTGCTACATTTTCTACGACTACGGGCACGTTACAGACGACGTTTGTGCCGGCGGGTCTATGGGACTTGAACTTGTTTGCGGCAATTAGTAATAACACGCTCAGTCAATATGTGAATGTGTATTTTAATGTCTATTATACCAGCTCTGGTCAAACTTTATTGTTAGCAAATTCGTCGGCAGGCGCGACACAAGTAAATCAGACAACGGTCCAAGAGATAGATACAACTGTCTATGTGCCTGAGGTTCAATTACAGAGTATTAGTTCGCAGATTATTATTAATGTCTTTGCGGAGGCATTTGTCAGCAGTTCGGTGTTAACGATGTATTTTCAGGGATCGGTGCCATCTCATTTACATACAACAATCTCATCATCCAATGAGACTGGACCTACGGGTGCGACAGGACCACAGGGTGTAACGGGACCAACGGGTCCCACGGGTGCGGTAGGTACTGGACCAACAGGTTCTACGGGTTCCACCGGTATAGCTGGTAATACAGGATCTACGGGTAGCACGGGCTTTACTGGAACAACAGGATCTACGGGTAATACCGGCTCCACGGGTCCTACGGGTAGCACGGGCTTTACGGGTCCTACGGGTAACACAGGGTCTACTGGTTCTACAGGATCTACTGGTCCTACGGGACCCACTGGTAACACCGGCTCCACTGGTCCTACCGGTACAACGGGTAATACCGGATCTACGGGCAGCACGGGTAGCACAGGACCTACAGGCAACACGGGCTCAACTGGCTCAACTGGACCTACTGGTAACACGGGAAACACCGGCTCCACGGGCTCAACCGGCTCTACGGGACCCACAGGTACAACAGGAAATACTGGTGCTACGGGTAATACAGGTCCTACTGGATACGGGTCAACTGGATCGACGGGTAGTACAGGAACTACGGGTTCCACTGGACCTACGGGTCAAGGTGCGACAGGAGTAACCGGCAGCACCGGCTCTACGGGTAACACGGGATCCACGGGACCCACGGGTCAAGGCGCAACGGGTCCACAGGGACCGACGGGACCGATGCCTGGATTGGTCGTCTCAAATTATACGGCAACAATGTATCTATCAACGAATCAAACATTTAATACGAGTTTAACACAGGTAGGTCCTTGGGTGGCTCTCAATGACCCTCAGGGATGGGTCGGTACATACACAATCACCCCAACTGTGTCTGGATACTACCTACTCAACTGGAATGCTGTATGGAATTCAGTTGCGAGTGGAAATCAGCAGCAGTTTAATGTGTTTGTCGGCGGAACGCAAATTTCCTATACTGTCAATCCTGCGACTGCGTCAAGTGCGAATATTGCCGGTGCCTCTAAGATTGTCTATATTACGGCAGGTCAGGCAATTACCGCATATGCGTATTCAGGTGTAAGTAATAATGTTGAAGGTGGTTCAGCAGTAGGCACGTGGATAAGTGCGACGCTTATGACGGGCGCTGGACCCACGGGTAACACTGGTGCCACAGGTCCAACGGGCAATACGGGCAGCACCGGTGCCACCGGTCCGACGGGACAAGGTGCTACGGGAGCCACAGGTAATACTGGTAATACTGGTAATACTGGTCCAACGGGATACGGTGCCACGGGATTTACAGGTCCGACGGGCAACACAGGTTCAACGGGACCGACAGGTAATACCGGTTCAACTGGAGCGACTGGTAGTACAGGAGCCACGGGATTTACAGGAGCTACAGGACCCACTGGCAGTACAGGACCCACAGGAAACACGGGCTCAACAGGAGCTACAGGTAACTCTGGCTCTACCGGTTCAACAGGTAATACCGGTTCAACTGGAGCGACTGGTAGTACAGGAGCCACGGGATTTACAGGAGCTACAGGACCCACTGGCAATACGGGTAATACGGGTAGCACAGGACCAACCGGTCAAGGTGCGACTGGACCGACAGGCAATACAGGAAACACGGGTAGTACCGGTAATACGGGACCCACGGGTCCTATTGGAACCGGTCCAACCGGTGCAACGGGTTCCACAGGTCCTGCAGGCGGTTACATCAAATTCACAACACAGTTGAATAATGTATCGGCGGGTGGTGTATATGTGGGTCCTGCCACACCGGCTGCGTGGTCCACTAGTTATACAGCATTGGGTGGAACGGCTATTATTAACTTGAGTTTTAGCGCATATGCGACGGTGACCGGTTTGGCTACATTTAATCTAGTGATTGATGGAAGTACGGCGGCAAGCACCTCATACTTTTTCAACGGTATCAATTACCATTTGACGATTCCTTGTATCTTTAATGTGGGTGTGTTGTCCGCAGATGCACATACAATCTCCATACAAATACCGTCAGGTGTAACAGCCGATACACAGGATTATGCACATATGACGATTGAAGAAGTAATAGGTGCAAATAGCGTGGGAATGACCGGTACGACCGGTAGTACAGGTCCTACAGGCAGAACAGGAGCAACCGGATCCACTGGTACCACAGGTAACACTGGCTCAACGGGTAATACGGGTTCAACCGGACCTACAGGCATTACTGGAGCCACAGGCAGTACTGGATCCACTGGTATTACAGGTGCATCTGGAGCCACAGGTAGTACTGGACCTACGGGTAGCACCGGCAATACAGGCAGTACTGGACCAACGGGTAATACAGGATCCACCGGCAGTACAGGATCAACTGGACCGTCAGGACCCACGGGCACCTATGGACAGGGAACATTCACGTGGGTCATTTCCAACCCCGCAAGCATTCAGGCAGTCAATTCGGGTCAAGTGGTCGCTATAACAAATCCAAACTGGACAGCCAATGCGTATTCCGCCTTGGGCTACCCTGGACCGGTCCAGATGTCGTTCTCGCCCGCATACGCAAGCGGACCCACCACTCCAGCCCCCCTTGCGGCGGGTATCGCCTCTGCACCCGCAGGCAATCCAAGCTACCTCAACATTGACATTCCCATCTATTTTAACAGCACAACAGTCACGTTCGGTTATGGGCTGACAGGTGCCGTCACCATCAGCGGCTACGCCACCACCGATGTATTTACGATTTTTTTCAACGGCAGCCAGGTGATTATGTATAAGAACGGTGCAAGCGTATTCGGTCCATATACCCCTGGCATTATTCCTGCGTTGTACTATGCGGACGTTGCGTTTGGTGCCGCCAACACTTCCGTGCAGAACGTACATTTCGACCGAATATTGTTAGGAACCACAGGAAACACAGGTAGTACAGGACCCACGGGTAGTACTGGAGCTACAGGCATTACAGGTGCTACGGGCTCAAGCGGCAGTACCGGTTCCACGGGCAGCACAGGAAATACCGGTAATACGGGTTCAACGGGAGCAACGGGTAATACGGGTAGTACAGGACCCACGGGCAACACAGGCAACACTGGTTCAACCGGACCCACAGGACCAACGGGTAATACAGGTCCGACAGGATACGGTGCAACGGGTGCAACAGGTATAACAGGATCTATTGGTGCTACGGGTCCAACCGGTTACAATACATATTACATTTTCAACGGTGGAACACCGACAAGTGTGTACTCGGTCGGACCGGCGTTTAATTGCGGCGGTGTTGGATATACAGGAACGATTGGACCGTCTGGAAATTACAATGGTACAAATATTCAATTTCAGTTGAGACACGGTGATGCATCAACATGGACGAATGTGAATCCGACGCTTGCAATAGCGGAGGTCGGTTTAGAAACGGATACAAAGTTGTTTAAGATTGGTGATGGAATACTTGCGTGGAATGCGTTGCCATATGGCGGTCTCAATGGTCCTACAGGACCTACAGGACCAGGATTTTCAACAATTACGAATTACGCAAATAACCGAGTCTTGACTGCTACGAGTGTGAATTCAGCGAATGCAGAAACAAATCTTACGTATGTTACTTCAACCCTTACAATATCAGGAGCACTTTCTATAACAAACCCCGCATCAGGACAAGCAGTTACTATTACAGGTACAAATACTCGTGGCGGCACAGGATACGAAGATTTCTTAGTAGCGACAAATACCTACTATCCAGCGTCTACAACAAGCAAAAACTTCCGTTTGACAAGTAATTCACAGTTACAAATTATTAATAGTGCATACACCAGTAATTTGTTTAACTTAGATGATACAGGAAATCTTACACTTCTTGGAACTCTAGGTCTTTCAAATGGTAATCTCAGTTACCAAAGTTATTCAGGGTTTCAACCTACTTTTTCAGGAACACTCAGTGCCAATCAAAATGGTCAAATGATTCAAGTAACAGGAAATATAACACTGCCTTCAGGCTCAAGTGTGCCTTTGGGAGGAAAGTTTAATTTTGCGAGTGCGTCATCAGCGACTACATACACAATTACAGTGAATAATACAGGAACAGAGTTTATTTACAATGGAGGTGTTTTGGGTGCAACGAATCGTAGTATTACAGTACAACCTGGAGAAACATTAGAATTGACCAGTCGTGGAGGAAGTGAGTGGGATGTAACGGGCGGAACTGCAGGAATCCGTTATCAGGCAATTGCACCAACAATGGGAGTATCATTTGCAAATAAGTCTGCGACTCAAGCAACCTATGGTACGCTCGTTGCGTATATGGGAAATGGTGGCGGTAATACTGCGGGCGCCTTATACCTCGCCACAACAACAGGATCAATGGGAATTACAGGACAAGCGTTATGGTTATATTTTGGATCAGCACCGTCCGCACAGACAATGTCGGCGACGCTGACAACCACTGCTCAAAGTGTAGGAGGATCGCCTACAGCAAGTCATACAGGTGATATGGTTGTAGCAACATTTTCAGATACAACAAATAGTGCTTTTTATAGAGTTACGGGACAACAGACGACGGCGTCTAATACTGGAAGCTACAGTCTAATCATTGAAAAACTTGCGTAACCGCACCTTTCATAAGTTTGTATTCACTTCTAAAAATATCTATTAATAGAAGTGAATGCCGTTTATTCAGATACAGTTCCGTAATGGAACTGCGAGTGAATGGACAGCGGCAAACCCTGTCCTGGCACTCGCAGAGATGGGTATAGAAAGCGACACCAAGCTTTTTAAGATTGGAGACGGCGCAACTCCATGGAACCTATTGCCCTACGGCGGATTATACGGTCCTACGGGATACACTGGAACGAGTGGAACTGGTCCTACAGGTCCGACGGGTAGAACAGGTCCGACAGGTATAGCAGGAACTACGGGTCCGACAGGTGCTGCGGGATTTACAGGTTCAACCGGTATAACTGGCGCCGCAGGAACAACTGGACCGACAGGTAGTGCTGGTATTACAGGTGCCACGGGTAACACCGGATCTACTGGTAATACAGGTCCGACAGGCAACTCCGGCTCTACTGGATCCACTGGACCAACGGGTAGTACAGGCAGTGCTGGTGCTACAGGTATTACTGGTAATACTGGTAGCACTGGTGCTACAGGTAGTACTGGTAGTACTGGTTCTACAGGACCTACGGGCATGACTGGAGCCGCAGGCTCTACAGGACCTACGGGCATGACTGGAGCCGCAGGCTCTACAGGACCCACGGGAAACACTGGATCTACAGGTAATACGGGCTCTACTGGTAATACAGGTAGCACGGGAAACACTGGATCTACGGGCTCTACGGGTAATACGGGCTCTACGGGCTCTACAGGACCTACAGGCAACGCGGGCTCTACGGGACCTACAGGCAACACGGGCTCTACAGGACCTACAGGCAACACGGGCTCAACAGGACCTACAGGCAACACGGGCTCAACAGGACCTACAGGTACCACTGGTATTACAGGTGCCACAGGTGCTACAGGTGCCACAGGTTCAACCGGTCCAACGGGCTCCACGGGCAACACAGGTAATACGGGCAGCACAGGACCCACTGGTAATACTGGCTCAACGGGTCCTACGGGTATTACAGGCGCATCGGGCAGCACAGGTAGCACCGGACCCACGGGCAGCACAGGCAACACTGGTAACACTGGCAACACGGGTAATACAGGACCTACAGGCAATGCGGGTGCTCCTGGAGCACAAGGTAGTACTGGACCAACTGGACCAACGGGTCCTACAGGTATTACAGGCGCATCAGGCTCCACCGGTAATACGGGCAGCACGGGACCCACAGGATCCACGGGTACCACTGGATTCACAGGACCAACGGGCTCAACGGGCAACACCGGCAGTACAGGACCCACGGGTACCACTGGATCAACGGGTAATACTGGATCCACAGGACCAACGGGTAATACGGGTAATACTGGCAGTACTGGACCGACAGGTAACACCGGCACTACAGGCAGCACAGGAAGCACCGGCTCAACCGGACCAACCGGCAACACTGGTTCCACAGGCAACACCGGCTCAACAGGTCCTACAGGCAATACAGGATCAACAGGTCCTACAGGCAACACCGGCTCAACCGGACCTACAGGCAACACGGGCAGCACAGGATCAACTGGCAACACGGGAAACACAGGCAGCACAGGACCCACGGGTACAACAGGATCCACGGGCGCAACAGGCTCCACGGGCAGCACAGGACCTACGGGCAACACCGGCAGTACAGGACCCACCGGTTCTACAGGACCAACAGGGAATACGGGAAACACCGGTTCAACAGGACCAACCGGCAACACGGGATCTACAGGACCGACCGGCTCCACAGGCTCCACTGGATCAACGGGCAGCACAGGTAGCACAGGCAACACGGGCTCTACGGGACCCACAGGTAGCACGGGCAATACCGGTAGCACAGGATCCACGGGACCGATTGGTACAGGACCAACCGGCACAACAGGTGCGACAGGAGCCACGGGACCAACCGGCGCCGCGGGTGTAGATGGTGTATCAGGTGGTCTCATTCTGTTTCTCAATACACCAGGTGGCACCTATAGTGCGAGTCCCATTGGAGGTACATTGGAAGAAATTCCAGATAATATTGATACAATCATTACTGTACCAACGTTAGCGGCAACCTATACAAATGTAGCAACCTTTTCTACAATTAATGGTGTAATACCAACAACGTTTATCCCTGGCGGTTTATGGGACTTGAATTTGTTTGCAAGTATAGGAAATGACAATAATCGTTATGCGAACATCTATTTCAATGTATCCTATATGAGCTCAAATCAAAAAATCCTTTTGGCGTCTTCATCCAACTTACCAACGCAGGTGAATCAAACGATGGCTCAGTCCACAGATGGCACTGTCTACATGCCTGGAACGACGTTGTCAAGTGTCAATTCATTGATTTATCTTGATATCTTTGCCGAGTATATTGGAAACACAACATCTCTTATAATGTATTTTCAGGCAAATACGGCATCCCATTTACACACAACCTTAGCGGCATCGGTTGCTACGGGTCCAACGGGTACCACAGGACCGCAAGGTTTGACGGGACCGACAGGTCCAACGGGTGCGATTGGTACGGGACCGACTGGACCTACAGGCAGTACTGGACCTACAGGAAGCACTGGACCTACAGGCAGCACAGGACCAACAGGCAACACGGGCAGCACAGGATCAACTGGTAGCACAGGACCGACTGGTATTGCGGGTAGCACAGGATCAACTGGAAGTACAGGACCCACAGGAAATACAGGCAGTACTGGAGCAACGGGACCGACTGGCATTACAGGCGCATCAGGATCAACAGGTACTACAGGACCCACAGGTATTACAGGTGCCTCAGGAAGTACCGGTTCTACGGGCAGCACCGGCAGCACAGGTTCAACTGGCTCCACGGGACCTACTGGCTCCACAGGCAACACTGGTAGCACAGGCTCCACAGGCTCAACGGGAAACACCGGTCCAACGGGCAACACGGGATCCACGGGTAACACCGGATCAACGGGTCCAACGGGCAGTACCGGCTCTACGGGACCAACGGGTAATACGGGATCCACGGGCAGTACCGGCTCTACGGGACCCACGGGTAACACAGGCAGCACTGGTAGCACCGGATCTACGGGCAATACAGGCTCTACTGGATCTACGGGTACCACTGGTATTACAGGTGCCACAGGTGCTACAGGTGCCACAGGTTCAACCGGTCCAACGGGCTCCACGGGCAACACAGGTAATACGGGCAGCACAGGACCCACTGGTAACACAGGCAGCACCGGTTCAACCGGACCGATTGGACCGGTCGCCGGTGCGGATACCTATGTCATTTACAATAGTACAGGCACTTCGGCAGCATCCTCGACGTTCCGCTATCTATATACATCAGGAACGTTGACGTTGGACCCAGTGACATTAGCGGCAGGTCCACCTTATACCAAGGGAGCCAACGTATTTGCGGAAAGTACGGCGAACGGCAGCGGAACACTGACACAGTATATTGTGCTCAATACGGTAGGCGGAGCGTGGTCGGCAGCGACATTAGGATACGGATTGAACGGCTATGGATTTATTGGAGGCAACGGTTATGCGACCTATACAAATAATGGAGTCATCAATGCGGTATTTGAAACACAGTTTGCTATCTTTGGCGGCGGAAACTACACGGGCGATTTTGTACAAATGCAGTTAGTATGTAATGGGTTGACGTATACAATTAAAATGGTTGTGACTGATAATGCGAGTCCTAGAGATACATCGTTTACAGTCAGTGACGGAACAAATATTTTATATACAAATACAACGTTAGGCACGAGTATAAATGTTCGCGTTGCGAGAACAGCGTCACTAGGATTTGTACTCTATGCGTCAGCTTCAACACTACCATCCAACGCAACTCCAGTTTATTCAAGCCCCTATGGTGCGTGCTCTGATACACTCACAATGACGACAAACAATTCCTTTGGAAACGACGGTTTATATATTTGCTTTATCGGATTCAACGTCTACACATTGATAGGAACGCCGTCATATGGCACAACGCTACAAGTGAACGGTCCCGCCATCCTCGCGAACTCACTTACATTGTCAGGAATCGCAGGACCCACAAACACATCTCCATTTGTCCTTGCGTACAATTCTACTTCGGGTGTTGTGACCTATAATACATTAGCTGGTTACACGGGTAATACTGGTTCAACGGGCTTTACAGGTTTTACAGGAAATACAGGTGCAACAGGTAGCACAGGAGCAACGGGCAATACGGGCTCCACAGGACCCACAGGCAATACAGGCTCCACAGGTCCTACAGGCAACACCGGCTCTACGGGACCTACAGGCAACACGGGCTCTACGGGTAATACGGGCTCAAGTGGCAGTACCGGACCAACTGGCAGCACAGGACCCACTGGTAACACAGGTAACACGGGCAGCACAGGACCCACTGGTAACACAGGCTCCACGGGCAGTATAGGACCCACTGGTAACACAGGTAACACGGGTTCCACAGGACCTACAGGTAATACAGGTTCCACCGGACCTACAGGCAACACGGGCTCTACAGGACCTACAGGCAACACGGGCTCTACGGGACCTACAGGCAACATGGGCTCTACGGGACCTACAGGCAACACGGGCTCTACGGGACCTACAGGCAACACGGGCTCCACAGGACCTACAGGCAACACAGGCTCCACCGGACCTACAGGCAACACCGGCTCCACCGGACCGACGGGCAACACCGGCTCTACGGGACCGACGGGCAACACCGGCTATACGGGACCGACGGGCAACACCGGCTCTACGGGACCGACGGGCAACACCGGCTCTACGGGACCGACGGGCAACACAGGTAGCACAGGCTCTACGGGACCCACGGGCAACACTGGCTCAACCGGACCTGCGGGTATCACAGGACCGACAGGATCTACAGGCTCTGCAGGTATCACAGGACCGACGGGTAACACGGGTAGCACAGGACCAACAGGCTCCACGGGCAACACTGGCTCAACCGGACCTGTAGGTATCACAGGACCAACAGGATCTACAGGCTCTGCAGGTATCACAGGACCGACAGGCAACACGGGTAGCACAGGACCGACAGGCAACACGGGTAGCACTGGCAATACAGGCAACACGGGTAGCACAGGACCGACAGGTAATACGGGTAGCACGGGCAGCACAGGACCGACAGGCAACACGGGTAGCACCGGACCGACAGGCAACACGGGTAGCACCGGACCGACAGGCAACACGGGTAGCACCGGACCGACAGGCAACACGGGCTCTACGGGACCCACAGGCAACACGGGCTCTACGGGACCCACAGGCAACACGGGCTCAACTGGTATCTATGGTCCAGCACTCTACACACTCATCAGCGCCGATACAACAAATCTTACAATTGGACCGCCAAATACGATTACAAAGACGACAAACGCAAACGGCGGTTTAGCATCCAAGGCGTACACATACGAATCATACCCATACAACGCTACTTATCTAACGCTACGTGTAGCGGCTCACTCAGTGAGCGGTGGCTCAGGTGACTACTCATTTGCCCTCACGAATACGGTGGCAACGCCAACATATACATACGGGTTTTCGTTACAAAATGGCAGTGTTTACTTGTACTATAATAATCAGTTCGGTTACCCCACAATTAATACAGCAATTTCAACATATGCCTTGAATGATGTCTTTACTGTCACTGCGCAGTCAGGAGGTGTGTTCTGGTACAAAAACGGTGTTCAACTCTATACTACCTCACTTGTGTCAGGAACCTCAGCACTCCAAGGTGTTTTTACGCTGTTTACGCTCAATGATAGTATGAGTCAGATAGCGTACGGTTATACCCTACAGGGACAAACTGGACCCACGGGACCTACGGGCAACACAGGCAGCACCGGACCCACCGGTAACACGGGCTCTACTGGACCCACCGGTAACACAGGCTCCACGGGACCAACGGGTAACACGGGCTCCACAGGACCAACGGGCAACACAGGCAGTACAGGATCCACAGGTAACACAGGTAGCACAGGACCTGTAGGACCTATAGCAGGCAGCAACACAAATGTTATTTTCAATAACAATGGAGTAGCAGGTGGTGTATCCACATTTACATATAATTACTCGTCATGCTTTTTGAAACTTACAGCAGCAACCGGGTCTGTTGTAGCACCATACACAAATGGAACACTTGCGTATTATCAGACGACTAATGCGTCAGGAACTGCGCCAGGTACAACTGCGGCAGATTTTTCACCATCGGCATACGGTACGTGGTCCGCAGTCAGTGGTATTGTATGTGGTAATAAATCACTCAATTGCCCTACATATTCAGTAGGTGCAGCAACATTTACCGGTACTGGTAATATTGCGAGTGTATGGAATTGGAATACGAGTGTAGGTCAAGGTATGGGAAGTCCTGCGTATATATCAGTTGCGTTCGTAACTATCACTGGAAACTATACTGTTACACAAAATGCGGGCAATGTAACAATTACGAGTCCAGGATCAGTAAATGTATTTACTGGAGGCGGTGGCAATTATTACTTCCAAGTCCAACGAACGCTAACACAATTAATTTTCCTTATTGGAGCAACTGCTGGATCATTATCTATTGTCTATACTTCACCAAATACACTTACAGTACAAGATCAGATTATAATTGGTTCTGGTGCTACAGGCACCTATGGTGGAGAGGCTCTCCTAAACTTAGCCGTTTACACATTGGGTGGTGTTGCCACTGCTTTCACAACATTAGAGGTAGATGGACCGGTAATATTTAATAATAGTGCATATACGGCGTCACCTGCTCTTCAAGTGTATGGAGCAACCCAGTTATTAGCGAATTTAACGGTCAATAGTACAATTTACGCACCAGGGCTCTCAACAACAACCTATAACAATATAGTGCTTACCTACGTTTCAACCACTGGAGCTATTGCGTACAGTCAGCTGGTGAGTGCTACAGGACCGACGGGTCAAGGTGCCGCAGGAGCAACAGGTAATACCGGCTCAACTGGACCATCTGGTATAGCAGGAACAACTGGACCGACGGGACCAGCAGGACCGATTGGCGGCGCGAATACACAAATTATATATAATAATTCAGGCAGCCCCGCCGGCAGTGCGAATCTTACATATACATCTGGTAGTGCGACGACAACTGCAGCGAATATAACGGTCACCAGTAATTTGACGTTGAACGGTATTCCTGCCTCAGGCGGTACCTACTCGCAAACAGCAAATAGCATTAATTACAACATGAATTACCTTACGGATGTGGCAACTACAGTTGGATATTCACCAGTATGGGGTATTACTTCACCTGACACACGTAATTATAACGATACAGTTGCCAATTTGCGAGGCAGAGGAATGGGTGTCTATTCGGATTTTAAGACACAGTCGGTTATTGGTTTGAATGGCGGTGGCGGTTATGGATATTGTCAGGTAATTACAAATGTGCCGTGGGCGGATTCTAGCGGCGGCAGTGTTGTCCAGGTCGCATATACAACAAGCAATACGTATATTCGTGCGTCGGTTGCGGGCACTCCAGAGTCATGGACAGCATGGTCACCTTACGCAAACGGTGTAACAAATACTAATATAGCATTAGGTACTTATGCCGGTTCTACACTACAAGGCTCTTATGGAATTGCGATTGGCTACCAGGCGGGTTCGAATAACGAGGGCACGAATGCGATTGCGATTGGTAACACAGCCGGTTTCTCGACGTTGGGAGCGTATGCTGTGGCAATCGGCTATCAGGCAAACTACTACACAAACAGCACCTTCAGCAATATGATATCTATCGGAGACCAAGCCGGTTACAGCAATCAAGGCACAGGTGCCCAAGCACACGGCTATCAGGCGGGCTACTCAAATCAAGGCGCAAACGCAGTGGCAATAGGAACCCAAGCCGGCTCTAATACACAAGGTCAAAGTGCTGTTGCGATCGGTTATCAATCGGGTTTTTACAATCAACAATTACAAAGCGTTGCAATTGGTTCAAATGCTGGATATTCAAATCAGGGAACAGGTGGAAGTTCGGCTATCGCAATAGGTACATTTTCTGGATATACGAGTCAAAGCAACGCAGCAGTTGCGATTGGTTATGGAGCAGGTTCTAACTCGCAAGGTTCACAGTCAGTAGGTGTAGGTCAATTCGCTGGTAGTTATTCTCAAGGTACCAACGCAGTAGCGATGGGAAATTATGCGGGTTACACAGGTCAAGTTTCAAATGCGGTTGCGATTGGTACGGCAGCAGGATCCAATTCACAAGGCACATATTCAATCGCTATTGGATATCAAGCCGGATTATCAAATCAAAGTCCGTATTCTGTTACATTAGGATATACTGCTGGAGCATCAAATCAAAAAACAGGTTGCGTAGCGATTGGAAGTGGTGCTGGACAAAATACACAAGGAAACAGTTCAGGTCATTGCGTAGCGATAGGAGATCAATCTGGTTTAACAACTCAACAAGATTTTGCTGTTGCAATGGGATATTATGCTGGAAATTATACACAAGGAGCGAGTGCGATTGCGATAGGTTTATATGCGGGATCCAACACACAAGGCAGTAGTGCTGTTGCGATAGGTATCGCCGCAGGATCCAACATACAAGGTTCAAATTCAGTTGCAATAGGAAATCAAGCTGGATTATCAAATCAAGGTACGTATGCCGTTGCGATTGGTTATAGTGCTGGTTCAAATCAGCAGACGCAAACTGTAGCGGTGGGAAGTGGTGCCGGTCAGATTTCACAATTATCCAACGCAGTTGCTGTTGGTGCGGGTGCTGGATACCAGTCTCAAGCTATTGCTGCAGTTGCCGTTGGTTATCAGACAGCAGCTATCAATCAGCAAGCCGCGGCAATTGCCGTCGGTAGCAATGCGGGTTACACAGGTCAAGTTACAAATGCGATTGCGATTGGTACGGCAGCAGGATACAGCGGTCAAACGCAGGGTGCCATCGCTATTGGATACTACGCCGGTTGTAACGCACAGGGTAATTGCAACGTTGCGATAGGCTGGCAAGCGGGCTACTACGGTCAAGTGAGTGTAGGAGTTGGAATTGGCTACCAGGCGGGCTTTTCCAATCAAAATAACGGTGGTGTGGCAATTGGTTATCAGGCAGGTCTAACGAATCAGGGCAACGGTAGTGCTTACGGAGGTGTGGCAATCGGACCAGCCGCGGGAGTTACAAATCAAGGTGGAGTTGCGACTGGAATTGGATGGTATGCAGGTTATAACACACAAGGAGCAGGTGGTGTTGCTATTGGATACGGAGCGGGCTCAAATACCCAAGGCACAACCGCCATTGCAATTGGCAGCAACGCTGGTGGTACAAGCCAAACTGCCAATTCCATTGCGATTGGATACCAGGCTGGTTCAAATACTCAAGGTACTGGAGGTTCGTCTGCGATTGCGATTGGCGTTCAGGCAGGATACACTGGGCAAAGCAACGCTGCAGTTGCGATGGGATATAATGCGGGTATGTCCAATCAGCAGGCAACAAGCGTTGCAATTGGTACTTATACAGGTAATAGCAATCAAGCAGTAAATGCGACTGCTTTGGGTTCATATGCAGCTCAGTACAGTCAAGGTGCAAGTGCAGTTGCACTTGGTGCCTATGCGGGTAACAGCAATCAAGCCGCCAATTCTATTATGCTCAATGCTACAGGTGCGGCTGTCAATCCCGCAACCACCGGCTTTTTCGTCGCTCCCGTACGCTCCACGAACACGACCACGATTGCCCTGGCGTATAATACGAATACGAACGAGATTTCCGCAGCCGCAGCGCCGCCAATCACCTTGTCGTCCATTACGGCAACCACGGCGACCCTCTCCGCACCCTCGTACGGCTACTATTACTACATTACAAACAGTGGATTCAACGGCTTGACGCTCCCTGCAAGCATTCCGACCGCCGCAGGTCAGTACTGGGTCCTCCGCAATACGACAGCGACTTACCTATCGGTCACGGTGACCAATCCGACCACGAGTATCGTAAGCCCGATTTCTATTGCGCCCCAGACGAGCGTGACAATCGCAATTTCAGGCACAGGCGTGAGCAGTAATGCATATGTTCTGTTCTAAACCTTTTTCATATATATCAAACAAGGCGACTGCGTAGCAATCTTGTTTGAAATATAGGACCCCGTAGTTAGGAATGGCGGCGTTACAGTTGTCAAGGAAGCAGTGGCCATTCGCGCCACAAGCGGTCAATAATTGCCTTTTATGGCTGGATGCGGCGGATACGTCATCTTACACATCAAGTTCGTCTATCTCAACATGGCGAAATAAGGGATACGCTGGCGGAACTGCGACCACTACATCAGGCACAATTGGGTCTACAACGGCGGATATTAATGGGCTGCCGGCGATGTCGTTTGGAACAAACGCATATATGACCGCACCATCTATGACCTTCACACAAACTACCCGTACTGTGTTTGTTATTGTCAATAATGGAGCCTCAGGTACAGTAAGACGATTTATGTGTAGTACTGGTTCTAATACAATTGATAGTTATATCCTTACTACCGGTACAGATTTAGAATTCAATTATAACGGAAATTATAATTATATAACTGCCGCACCGTATCCAATATTTAATACCACAAGTATTATGTGCGGAACGACACTCTCTACAAACGGTGGTATTTTTGTGAATGGTCTCGCCCAAACACCCTATTCTACAAATACGCCAGCCGCTTTTGGTACAGGAGCCACAACCACACAGACAATAGGATATTCAACGACTGGTACTTTTGTTCTTGGTGAGGCAATGATTTTTGACGGTGCCATTACCGATATTCAGCGCCAGCAAGTGGAAGGTTACTTAGCCCAAAAATGGGGACTCCAGTCCCTATTACCGACAACCCATCCGTATTTCACGTTGAATAATTTAATAACATATGCGTTCAAGCCGACGCAAATTCCCACGTGCGCATTGTGGTTGGACGCAAGCGATGCAACATCCATTACAGGAACATCGGTATATCAATGGAAGGATAAATCAGGTAACGGAAATAACATGTCACTTACCGCCGGCACCGTGAGTTATCTGAGTAATTTAGGACAGCCTTGCGTGAATTTCACAAGTGGTGGAATATTACAGACATCAACATATACGACAATTACAGCATCACAATCAATTATATTTGTAATATGTCAGGCAACAGCAATGTCAGGTGCGTCGTTTGATTATGTCTTCGCTTGTTCAGATATAAATAGTGGAGATAGTTCAATTCGGTTTTATCCTAATACTACAACTCTAAATGATGGATTTGCGGGTACTACATTTTATGTGAATGGGGTGTCCTATACATCAGGTACAAATTCACTTGCCACTGGCTATAATCTTATTGACGCAATCCCTACCGGTCAATCAGGATCTACACGTTTTTCATTATCAAGTTCATTTAATAGTCGTTACTTTATCGGCAACATCTGTGAGGTTATTGTCTACAGTGGACCACTTACGACCAACCAGCGCCAAGCCGTGGAGTCATATCTAGGAACGAAATGGAATATCCCAGTCGCCGGTCAAGGCAACGTCGCCCCCGTGGTGAATCCACTCGCCATCAGCGGCTGCCAGTTATGGCTAGACGCCGCTGACGCCACCACGATTGTACCGGTTGTTAGCACGTGGAACGATAAATCGGGTGAAGGAAACAACTTGTCGCTCACCGCTGGCTCAGTGACGTATGTTACACAGCCAGGACCGCCTTGCGTGAATTTCGCAAGTGGCGGAATCTTACAAACATCGAATTATATATCTCTCACCACAACTACGGCTATATTTGTTGTAGCTCAAGCGACATCACTTTCATCAGGTTGGGGGTATGTATTTGCGTTTTCTGATATTCTAAGTGGTGATTATTCTATACGATATTATACAAATACAACATCAATATATAACGGAAATAATGGTGATATCGGATATCTTACTGGATATTACGTGAATGGAGTACTTAGTGCATATGTGTCCGCTGGTACAACCACTGTACCTACAGGCTACAATTTGATAGATACAGTCAATACATCACAATCTGGATCTACACGAATATCTTTATCAAGTTCATCGAATAGCCGTTACTTCGTCGGCAACATCCGCGAAGTCATCGTGTATACAGGACCGATTACGACGACCCAAAGACAACAAGTGGAAAATTATTTGATGGCAAAATGGGGGACCGGTCGTAACTTTTGGATTGATGGCAGTGATGCCACGACGGTAACAAAGGGCACAACAATGGTACAATGGAACGATAAATCAGGTAATGGCTATAATTTAATACCTGGCAGTGGAATAACAACCTATGTACCCTATAGTACATATCCATCGGTCAAACTTAATACAAGTTATATGTATGTTAATAAACCTGTAAATTTGACACAATACACGATGTTTATTGCTGTGCTCTCTCAAACGGCGGTAAATAATCAAACAGTATTCACAGGACGTCCCAATACATCAACAAGTTACGGTTCGCTGGACGGATTTGGATTTTATGTAGATTCCACTGCTCCAGATCTACGCTTTTATTATGCTAATAGTCAAATAACAAATTATACATCATCAGGATCTATATCACAGCCACCAGTTATCGCCGCATATACATGTACTAGTACAGGTGTAACATATTCGTGGGTGAATGGTGCGTCAGGTACATCATATACTGCGGGTGGACTTACACGTTCAAGTACAGCCCAAGGATTTTCAATCGGCGGTGAATGGCAAGGCAGTTCATACGGAAATTTAGTATCTGTATCGAATGTCTATGAAATAATCGTCTATAATACAGTTCTTACAAATACTCAGGTACAGCAAATACAAACGTATTTAGGAAATAAATGGGGTGTTACAGTATCAAATCCTACAGCAGGCATTACAAATCCCACCTTAATTCCAAGCTGTGTATTATGGTTAGACGCAGCAGATCCAACAACCATTATAACGGCAGTAACCCAAATGAACGACAAATCGGGCAATGGGTATAATATAACACAATCAACAGCTAGTTATCAACCTGTGCTCACGAATAACTACCTCACCCTCGGTACATCCCTCAATTCGTATATGAATATGCCCCAAGCCGCCATCAACAACACCAGCTCATGGACTCTATTCCTCGTATTCAACCCTATAAGCTCTACAAACTGGATTATGGTCAAACAGTATGATGGAAACAATACATATAACGCACTTTCTATGACGAATTATACATCAAGTGGAGGTGGAAATACAACAGGAACTACAGGCGTTCTCTATTTTCACGCATATAATGCTGGAACGCTTTTTACGGGACCATCTGCACTAACCACCTCCACAAATCAACTGCTTACTCTTATCTGTAATGGAACAAATATCTACTATTACATCAATGGCGTATTGGCGGCAATTACAAATGGAACTTTTACGATTCAGAGTCAAACCGGTGCAACAAACGCAACCTTGGGTGCGTGGATTAGTAGCGGGTCCCTTGTCAATTCAGGTGTTACCAACTTCCAGCTAGGTGAATTAGACTTTTACAATTCGGCACTCACCACTTCGCAAACCCAGCAGATTGAGGCGTCCCTCATGAACAAATGGAGCATTACAAATACGGTACAAACCGCAAACGGTTCGTTAATTGATACACCATTTCTGCCAACCGATATTACTGGATGCGTGGTATGGTATGATGGAGCAGATACATCAAATATGGTAATGACAGGCACAGCAATGACAACATGGAAGGATAAATCTGGCAATGGGTATAATGCGACAGGTGTAAATTCGCCGGCATATGTTATTAGCACTGGTGGAGTGTCCTTTACTGCAGCATCGGTACAGTATTTTACCATGTCAGTTCCATATTCTAAGACAAATACGATGTTTATGGTCGCAAGCCCTGTACCTTCATCAACATCAGGTATGTACTATATGAATACTTCTGTTGGAAACGCAGGATCCTTTTTTTTAGGAGGTTATAATAGTTCTTATATATGTGCGTATTTACCAGAAGATACTGTACCTGAACCTGTATTTTCAGCCGGTCTTCCAACAAATCCATTTGTAGTATGTCTTACTAAAACTACAGGTGCGACATATACTGGATATTATAATGGTGTCCAGGTATTTACAGGTACAGAAAGTACAACCGATACGGCATCTACATGGGCATGGTTGGGTGGTGCTGGTGTGATTAGCGGAACCTTCTATAATGCTTTAACTGCGACTATTTACGAACTTGTTATTTACAATTCTGCCTTATCAACCGCTCAAATTGCCAAGGTAAATTCTTATCTCCAACGCAAATGGAATACTGCGCTCACCGTCACAACGATTCCAACACCGGTGTACAATCGCCCCTTCCAACCGGTAGATATTACGGGTTGCCTGTTGTGGTTGGATGCGTATGATTTGACAACCTTATTTCAAAATACCGCCGGCACAACTGCGGTAACCGCTGCAGGACAACAAGTCCAGTATTGGGCTGATAAATCAGGTAATGCGAATAATGCTACATCATCAGAAACGGCAATGACCTATAATACATCAGGAATAGGCTATCCATCCATTTATTTTAGTGGTAGTCAGACAAACGGACTTCGAACAAACGTCGTTGTAACAGATTCTACTTATTTTTATGTTGTATATATGACACAAACATCTGGCGTGTATGTATTTTCAGGACACCAAGGACCCACACATCTGAAACAAAACTATACTGCTAATAATCTTCTACAAATGGACTATTCTGGTATTGGAGGTATAGGAGGATCAGTCGGTATGAATACAACTACAATAGTCACACGTCAAGATACCTCTTCATCAGGGCTGATGGCAGGTTGGCAAAATGGTGCATCTATTGGAAGTAAATCAATGGGTGTTACCGGTGAGACATTTACACAACTCAGCTTAGGAGTTGATTATCCGTCTGGATTTACAGGTATTTTATATATGTCAGAAGTAATTATCTACAATTCGGTCTTATCAACAGGACAACGCCAACAGGTAGAGGCATATTTGGCTTGGAAATATGGACTCATATCCTCTCTTGCTAGCGGTCATCCAGGCAGAACATTACCATCCTTCAGTACCGTATTCAGCCCAAAAACTATTTCTGGACTACAAATGTGGTTAGATGGTACAGATCCAAATGCTACGGGTGTTCCGCCTGCCAATGGAACAACAGTGAGCACATGGTACGATAAATCTGGAAATGGATATAACGCAACGGTTGCGTCTGGTAAGATTGCTGGAACCTATTCAACGGCAAATAAAGCAATATATTGTACAGCGTCAAATACGGGTTACGTGACGTCCTACACAGCGGCTCCCTCTCTAGAAACAATGTTTGTTGTATTCAATAATCCAAGTCCAAGTGGCAATAACAATATGGTCATTGGTGGACCACAAGGTGCCAGATCGTTATCTGGAGGATATGCTGGAGGTGGTGCTGGTGTGGGCGCAGTTTCCTATTTGAATAACGAGGTGACATGGACAGGAATGGCATCTATGCCGGCTTCAACGTACACATCTGGAACAACAGTTATTATAACAGGTCAAGTGAATGGATTAACTACAAGCATATCCCAAAACGGCGGAACGATATATTCCAATACAACAGCATCTGCATTCACTGCTGGAACTACGACCTATTTAGGAACCGATTACTACAGTGCAAGTTATTACTATATTGGATATGAAATGGAAGTCATTTTCTATAATTCATTACTCACCTTATCCCAACGCCAGCAGGTAGAAGGATACTTAGCATGGAAATGGGGATTAGCGTCCTCATTGCCAACTACACACCCGTTTAAGAAATTCGCACCTTAAATCTAATTTATAGTACTGATATACGATACAACATTGACGTTAGGAACAGCGTCGGCACTCATATAAATTATAAGCGTATTGCCGAGGAATCCGTATGACATACTAATTCCTCCAAAGTAGGAATCAAACTGGGTCACTTGTGCGCCAAGGTCAACTCCTAGAAGCCACGAGCAATAGTCGTACATATCACGCGTAACACCATCGGAGCAGGGAGATGGATGTAGCAGTGGCATAGTGAGCAAGGTGTAGAGCGGAGGATAACCGAGTGATGCCCATGTTTGAAACGTAGGATTCAGAACTCCTATATTCGGATACAGAATGGCACTGAGTGTAGCAGTATCTGTAGTTTCTTGTTGAATCTTACCAACTTGCGAATTTTGAAGTTCCTGAATTGTATAGAGCGGACCGGTGGCACCAGTGGGTCCAGTGTCGCCTGTAGCACCAGAAGAACCTGTGGGTCCTGTGGCACCCGTATCACCAGAAGAACCCGTGGGTCCTGTGGCACCTGTATCACCAGAAGAACCTGTAGGTCCTGTGGCACCCGTAGTACCCGTGGCACCCGTATTACCTGTCATACCTGTGGGTCCTGTCGCACCCGTATCACCAGAAGAACCCGTAGGTCCTGTGGTACCCGTATCACCAGAAGAACCTGTAGGTCCTGTGGCACCCGTAGCACCCGTGGCACCCGTATCGCCCGTCATACCAGTGGGTCCTGTATCGCCCGTCATACCCGTGGGTCCTGTATCACCCGTGACACCCGTGGCACCCGTATCACCTGTCATACCCGTGGGTCCTGTGGCACCCGTATCGCCAGTCCATCCAGTAGGTCCCGTTTCACCACTAATACCCGTTGCCCCCGTTTCTCCCGTTGCTCCCGTTACCCCTGTTGCGCCTGTATCACCTGTCGGACCACTCATCTAATTACAAAGTCTAAATTTGTCATGCTCTAAACCCTCTCGCCTTCGGACGAGAGGGTTCTGCCTGCTTCGCAGGGCTAAACCGCCATCCGCTCTGCCCAAGCGGGGTAAATATCAACCGCCTTAGGAAATCCCACCCTATCCTGAATCCATAGCGCAGGCATCGTCACAAGCTTACCATTCCCACGACCCAAGTAAGCCCCCCACCACGAGAACGTACTATTTGCGCAGATGCCGCCAAGAGTACATCCCATCATCGCCGAAAGCGTCTCGTACTCATCGCCAGAGAACCAAATCCATCTATCCGCACGAATAGCAGGATGCCGTGAAGGCAGAACGGACTTACACCACGCCAAATCGTCGGAGCATACAACAACGTACGCCTCCTCAAAAAGCGACAACGCCCGCTCGTAGTACGAAGAGAGTTCCACGTAGTGGTGATGATTGAACGGGTGGAGATAATCGCCACGACGGACGTGTAGAAAGACCGTGGGCACCCTCTCGCCCCAATCACTAGCCATCACTCTAGCCAACCGAACGCCCCCGCTAGGAAAGTATCGCTCGGACTGGAATGCCCCACACAACTTAACATTGCCCGCCACGTGAGGCAGCTCATGGTAAGTCATTGCGTCCACGAAATCCTCGCGCAGCTCGGTCCATTTCATCCCAACCAACGACTCCTCACCAATTGTTGGAATTTCAGGAAAGTAATCACATACTCGCTCCCCACCAGGCTGCGCAGAGTTCGCCTTCACCCATTCCTTTACGAAGACCGCCCGATGCCCGTGTCGTTCAGCGTAGCCGAGCATAGCAGCGATTTGAAATAGGCGATTACCGAGACCATCACCAATAACACAGGTTACTACCCACCCGCTGCTCATTAAAATTATTTTTTCTCATACCCCTTAGATGGACCCAGTCCGTCAGGACGGCACACCCGGCTGCCGATTTTGTTTTGATCCAGCCTCTCCTACAGACCCCCTTATTACCCCTTGTAGGTGTACAGGTAGTATTAAATATATTCATCTCCAATGTTTGAAACAATGGAGAAGAACAACAGAGAATCCTGATTTTATTCGCCAGTGCCAACTATGTCTTGAACATTACAATATGCCACTAAAACATCCGTTAGAAAATATACCAAATATTGAACACGACCAAGTATGGTTTTTATTATCAAAGCCATATATTCCAATTGTTCTATCCAATTATATTTACATTATAATGAATCAAGACACAACAAAAGAAAAATTACTTAATGCGTTTGATTTAATAAAAATTTCGCCAGAAACATTCCCAAATATATTATTTTTTGGTATGTCCACCGGAATTTTTGCGTGTTATCTAACATATTACATAAATTTTTTGTACCACGTGAAAAATAAAAAGTTGTACGCAAAATATTGGTTATCGTTCAATCTGAATAACACCTGTCCTTTACCCTATGCTTCAGCAATATTACTATCGTATATTATGATATATTTACAAATATACCCATTTGGAATATTTTTTATTCTCATGCTTCCGAAATTTATGATTATTCATACTACAATTTTACATAGTATCAACATAGACGCAGAATTATAATCACCGCCCATACCAGAATGCTTAAAGAGGTCTTTCACAGTGAAAAGGTCCATGCGGCGTCTGGTATGCCTACTACTCACGATGTAGTTTCTATCAATAATGGAAAAGGGTATAAGTTACGTGAAATACTCAATAACCACGGTAACGTAAAAAATCGTACACGAAAAGTCCTAAGTCGCAAGGAAATCCGTCATATTATGAGCGGCAATTTCTTACCCGGTCTGTGGGATAATTGCTTACCCAACCGCGGAGTAGCCTCACGTAAAAAGTCACGGCGTAATTCCAGGAGATGATATTTGAATTGCTCTTCCTGGTCTTATTGATTTTTGGAATAGCCGTTGTGGCATATCGCGGCGCCATTCATGAGTTTCAGATTTTACAGAAGGATTACGTACCTGACGCAAATTGGAAGGAGATGATGAACGAACAATTACCAATCGTCATTCGTAGCCTACCGAAGCATTGGTTGGGCAACTGGGCATATAATAAAACGGCGAACAAGACGTGGGAACTTATAGTTGAGGATAGTGAGGGCAAGAAGTTCAAAACTCCGTGGAACGTATGGCTCCAGACGCCAAATAATACGACTCCTACGAGCCTTGCTAACATCGCCGACTCAATCAAACTTCGGAATAATTTTGAGCACTGGGCGGCGGAGGGTTTCCATCAATGGTACACCGTTCCTACCCAGACACCGACTCCGTATATTTATCAACAGAACGATGTTATGGGACTTCGTAAAGGCGTTGCCGATTTTACGGCGATTGTCTCGACCGATGGTACACCATTAGAGTTATGGATTGCCCATGAGGGTGCCATTCCTGCCAAAGACGCGGATGATATTATCGGTAAGGATCCCTGGATACAGACGACGAAAGAGATTCCGTGGATCGGTGATGTGAAGTATATTGAGATTAAGTTACGCCCAGGCAATACCATTCTCATTCCCCGCCATTGGTGGTACGCCGTGCGCGCAGCAAAGGAACAGACGGAGCAGCCGTTGCCGACGTATGCGTGGTTTTGGCGGGGCGAGATTCACAGTCCGGTAAGTTGGCTGGCGAGCCGTATTCGCAAAGAGCCATGAGCCATGAGCCCCTCCGTAACCCATAAAAAATGAAGATATCCACGAGGAATAACCGTTCCTGGTAGATATGAGCGACGCAGAGTCAGAGGGCTACGAGTCATCCTCCACCGCCGGTACGAATTCAACCGGTACTACAAGCAAGACGGCAAAACTTATGAATCTATTTGAAATGGAGTGCGATCTAGAGGAAATGACCGAGACGATTGAGTCGCTCGTCAATAATTTGAGTCATATTGATACACATATGAAAACGATTGAAAAACCCATCATAGAACTCGCCTTGGAACAATTCAGAGACCCCGCTTTTCTAGAATCGTCTCCGTTTCGCCATCAAACATTCGCTGTGAAGCCGCCCGGTTTGCCGAATATTGACCTCACCAAGCGTTATCCGTATAAGGATATCGTCAGCGCTGTAAAAAACTATATATTTGCTGAAAAATTGGTGAGCCCAGAGGGCGCCATCCGTGTCAACAAGCCACTCTCCTTATTGTTTGAAATCCCAGAAACCGAGACGACCTTCTTGAAACTGTTGGTTCGTCTTCGTAAAGTTCTTATTTAATCAATCTTGACGCCCTCTTCGGCGAGCATATCCTTCCATGCCTGGCTGGTTGTTGTTACATTATTGATGCGGCAGACACCGTTTTCGCATACAACATCGGCAATGACTTCACCGCTGAGTCCGGTCGCGGCACTAGTAGAAACAAGGGGCGGCATACACTTAGTACATTCATCATCGCAACCATTACACTTAGGTACAGCACTGAGATTCACTCCATCTTCATTATCCGCATCAGCGCCGCTATCAACATCTTCAGGTTGTAGTTCTTCATCTTCACCTTCGTATTCGCCTTCGTCTTCGCCTTCGTCTTCGCCTTCAGTCTCTTCATCAACTGCGTGATTGAGAACAATACGATTCAGATAGTTATTTTTGTATACAACATACCCGATGAGTAGAACTTGTCCGCCAATGAATGTCGTAGAGATGAGCGCAACGGTAATATGTTCATTGAGCATTGACTGAAGAACTAGAACGACAAATTCTAGTGTTAGGTAAAGAATTTGAAAGAAGGTGTAAAGGGCGGCGGCACTCGCAATGGGTACGACACAGAGAACTGGTACATACTTACGTGGAAAAGCGGGATAGAGATAGAACAGGGCGAGAGAACCAAAGAGACCAGCATAGCCACCAATACCAAGAAGCCAAGTACTTAGTCCAACACTCGTCATCTTAACTAAGGAGTAATGCCCCTCCCTTACCTTCGCCAAACCACGCTCAATTTTGTTCGTCCCGAGGGAAAAAAAATGACGTAAGCCTACACAACTGCTAAATTTCACAAAACGCATTCAACCCCGGCAAAATGAAATCGCAGAATAAAGTACCGGCAATGAACGCTGTATCAACTCCTCCTGATATCATAGTTCCCCGTCGTCGTTCCACGTCAGTGGATAGTGGATCGTTAGGCGCCCGCGGTAGCCAGCAAAAGGAAGAGGCGTTCCAAGTGATTACACGCCGCCGTTTTCCTAAGACGGAACCAATTTTACAACCAAATCCAAATCGTTTTGTAATCTTTCCTATTGCAAACCAGAAGGTATGGGAAATGTATAAGAAAGCGGAAGGTAGTTTCTGGACTGCGGAGGAGTTAGACCTCTCGAGAGACCGTAAGGATTGGGATAGTCTCAATAAGGACGAGCGTCATTTCATTAGTCACGTCTTGGCATTCTTTGCCGCCAGTGATGGTATCGTTAATGAGAACTTAGCGATGAACTTTATGAAGCAGGTACAGATTCCAGAGGCGCGCTGCTTCTATGGGTTTCAGATTGCTATGGAGAACATCCACTGTGTAACGCCCGAGACTCCTATTCTGACTAAAACTGGCTACTTTCCTATTGGTACGCTAACTGATACAGCTGTAGATGTATGGAATGGCTCCGAGTTTAGTAATGTTACAGTTCGTAAAACATCAGATAGTTCTAAGATTTATCGTGTACATCTGGATAATGGAATGTCACTAGACTGTACGGATGGTCACAAATGGTTAGTCAGGGTAGGACCTGTTCTTCATCCTGAGCGATGCCACGAGGAACGTATTATAACAAAAGACCTCAAGGTTGATGATATACTAATGGGATGGGAAACACCGATTGTAGACATTTCAGATATAGATGAGTTTAAAAATCCCTATACGCACGGATTCTTCTGTGGTGATGGAAATTATGTGAATGAATATCCATTTATTCGTCTATACGGTGAGAAGAAGAACCTACTTGAACACCTTGTAGTATCTAAGAGTAGGACTGATGGTGATATTACTGCATGCTATCTTACAAACTGTATCAATAAGCCGAAGTTCTTTGTGCCTATTAATTATAGTATAGATACCAAACTACGCTGGCTAGAGGGTTACGCAGATGCAGATGGTTGTGCGAAACTCAGCGTGGGTGGTGATACTTCTATACAAATTGGCTGTGTTCAGTTAGATTATCTCAAGAATGTACAACTAATGCTTACAACTCTAGGCATTGTAACAAACATTAAACTCAATAGGGAAGAGTGTGAAAAGTTAATGCCTGATGGAAAGGGTGGTGAAAAGAATTACAGTTGTAAGGCAATCTATGTTCTCTATATTACATGTAATGCTGTACAAAAACTTCGTGCTATTGGCTTTAGTCCTAAGCGACTTGTTCTAAGCACAAATCCCGTTTCCGAAAAGAAGAAACTCATACGAATTAAGGGTGTAGAGGACTTAAATAAAATGAGCCCGACCTATTGTTTTAACGAGCCTATACATCATAAGGGTGTATTTAATGGAATTCTAACCGGACAAAGTGAAGTGTACTCATTGCTGATTGATACGTATATTAAGGACCAAACGGAGAAGACCCATTTGCTCAAGGCGATTGAGACCATTCCGTGCGTCAAGAAGAAGGCGGAATGGGCGATTCAATGGATGGAATCGGATGAAGCGGACTTTGCCTCGCGTCTAATGGCATTTGCGGCAGTAGAGGGTATCTTCTTTAGCGGAGCGTTCTGCTCTATCTTCTGGCTCAAGGAGCGTGGTCTCATGCCTGGACTTACCACATCCAACGAGTTTATCTCACGTGACGAGGGTATGCATACAGAGTTCGCCTGCCTACTATACAGCATGCTCCAGACAAAACTAAGCAAGACAAAGGCACATAAGATGATTCGTGAAGCGGTCAAGTGTGAGAAGGAGTTTATTACGGAGTCTCTCCCTTGCGGACTTATCGGCATGAATGCGAAGATGATGAGTCAGTATCTAGAATTTGTAGCCGATAGACTCCTCGTTCAACTGGGCTATCCGAAGATTTGGAATACGGCGAATCCGTTTCCGTTTATGGAGCGCATCTCCCTGGAGGGCAAGGATAACTTCTTTGAGAAGCGCGTCAGCAATTATTCCAAGGCGGGAGTCGGTAGAACGACGGAGCAGATGACCTTTGCGACGGACGCTGAATTTTAGTGGCGAAGGCTCGCCGAGTTTTAACAAAAATCAACCCCCTGAGTATAGAATGGCAAACCGCACACGTAAGAATAACCACAAGAACAGCCGTAAGAATACCCGCAAGCAGCGCGGCGGCAAGAAGCTCAATGGCTACATGAAGTTCGCCCAGAAGACACGCCCTGAGATTCTCCGCGAAAACCCATCTCTCCGCAGCAACGTTGTAGCGGTTGCCCGTAAGATTGGCGAGAAGTGGCGTGCCCTCAGCCCCGCTGAAAAGGCGCGATATTAGACACCCTATAGTAGGAATGTCCGGTTTTTTAAACAGACTTACTAGCTTTTTTAACAAGGAACATCCGGTTGTTAGAAAAGCAACGACCATCACACGTCGCCGTATAGAGCCACTAAAAACCAACTCTACACGTCGTATTGGTAGACTCCCTCCACCTGTACGATTACGACTTACCGGTAGAGCATTTGTACCGAAAGCCGCCGAGGAGCAGCGTATAATATTAGCACGGGCGATTGCCTCTAATCAGGCGAATCGTCTCAATACCGCCCGTAAACAATCGGCGATGACGCCGAAGCGACGCCGCCGCTCATCTACACGTAGGGCAGTGTCCCGCTAAGCTATAGAGTGTGAGTAGCCGAAGCACAAACCCCTCCCACGTCTTCCACGATAACATACCGGTTCCTGAAATGCCGATGAGTTTTTCAAGAAACCGTTTGAGGGATTCCATTTTGATAACTAGATTAAACGATCCGTACGTTTCGGTTAACATCGCCTTAGGAAACGACGGTTTTCCTAGACGCTCATTGACCGCCTCGTGTAAGTCGTAAATATATCCGACAACCCAATCGTGTAACGTCGCTATAGGTATTTTGCGTAACCGAACAACGGGATGGGTCTTGAGCCACCCAGTTATATGCTTAGCACATTCGGGGCAAGGAACTATCTTGGGCAGCCCCTCAAATATAGAAATCCAGAGTTGCCGCTCATCCTCATTTTGCCCCGATTGCTCAGCAAATCCGTGTAAAATCGCCCACAGAGTTGGACCCCAATCATCAATAGAGGGCGCATCAATGGTGGGCTTCGCACAACGGGAACAAGGCATTTAACCGCCGCTAGATTTTATTTCGGCTTTTTTAGCGTGCGTCCTAGATAAGATGATACCGGCATGTCCGAAGTTGGTCGCCGACCAAATTGTAGATCTATCGAACAAATTTACCTATCAACATCTTCTATTCAAGTCTTCTTCTCCATCTATTGTTCGAAATCCAGCTAACGCAGACGAGTATCTTGTGCTCTCCCGTTGCCTCGGTCCGCCCTTATGGCGTAATCTCAATCAACTTATCACCCTAACCTGTGATTTTAACGTCAAGGAGACCAAATTAATAGACGACGGTTATGTCTCAGGACCTCATCCAAATGGTGGATATGAAGATATACGACTTTTTGTATACGAAAACCAACTTTATTACTTAGCCGTATATCTTAATAAATTAATGAGGGTCGTGGTCGTATCAGGAGTGTTTAATGGAACGAACTTTGATAGACAACATATACAACCCAAGTTCAAAACCGAATTTCGTGTAGAGAAGAATTGGTCATTTGTCAATTATAATTCTAAATTATGTGTAATTTACCGATGGTATCCGTTACAAATATGTGATATTAATTTTGAAACGCACGAACTCACTATACTAGAAGAGCGCAAAATGCCGAACGATTTTAATAGTATGTGTGGGTCATCGTGCGCCGTAGAATACAACGACCAACTCTGGTTTATTGTTCATTATCATAAAAACCGCCGGTATAGACACGCCTTTGTCGTTTTTGACAAACGCATGAATCTGATAAAATATTCAGAATGGTTTCAACTAGAGGCGGACCGAGAATTTGCCTACGGATTTATGATAGAGAACGACCGATTTATTATAGGTCATAGTGTCCAAAATTCGGCGACGAAACTTCGTATTTTCAGTGCCGAGTATATAAATACAGCACTAAAATATACTACACCAACAGAATGAAGATAGGATTTATTGGGCTAGGCAAAGTCGGCAAAGCCCTCTATGACGTATTTACCGAATATCATACAACATCGTTCTATGATATTAAGTTCCCTAACACTCGTATAGAAGATATACTCACCACCGATATTGTCGTCGTCGCCGTTCCTACACCCTTGACCCCTCAAAACGAATGTGATATAAGTATTGTAGAATCTGCTATTCACTCTCTCAGCACCCATAACTACCAAGGCGTCGTCTGTATCAAGAGTACGGTAATACCAGGCACCACGCTAGCTCTCGCCGAAAAATACAAACTCCGTATTGCCGTATGCCCAGAATTTTTAAAGGAACGGCAAGGCTATGCCGATATCAAGGCGGCGAATGTATGTATTATAGGAACGGAGGATTCCGCCGCCGCCGCTGCCATCGCCGCCATGTACCAACCACTCAATTGTAAGATATCCCAGGTTCACCCTACCGAAGCGGAACTCACAAAATACTTTCAAAATCTTTATAATACGCAGAAAATTTTATTCGCCAACGCATTTTACGAGATTTGTAAGCAAAAAAATGTAAATTATAATACAATTATCAAAAATTTAGAAGAGAGAAAATCGGTAGACACCGAATATTTACACTGTAATGAGCATCTGAGGGGTCCAGCGGGTGCTTGCTTACCGAAGGATACAATAGCATTTAATACATTTGTAGAGCAACTTCCGCTCAAACAGACACCGAATATTTTTGAGGCGATGGTGAAGGACATGAACATTTACCCCCAAACCGATAAAAATTGACGCGAGCAAAAATCTCTTCCGTCGGCAATCATTCCCCTCATTATGTCGTCTTCACCCCCTTGCCGTTTTAACTACAATGGTGTCCCCAAGTCTGCCGCGATCATGATTATTCTCCAGAAGAACGGTCATCCCGATGATAAGCTCGTCATTCGCCCCACGGATGGCAGCACCAACTTTACGGCTGTCTTTACTCAGAATACGATCGGCGTTCGTTCTGAACGTTCTCTCGTACATTCTGAGCTCTTCCCCTACATTGAGCGTTTCCTAGAATCGCTTGACTATGATAGTGCCTCGTGTGACTTCGTCCAGATTGACGTCCCTGGTTACACGTCGGTGATGATCAAGTCATCGAATGTTCGTTTCTACATGGATACATTCTATGCCCAGGTCCGCTCTCTATTCAACTCGTGGCCAACGGAAGTAACTGGATCCATTCGCACTGAGCCAACTTACGCGTCATACAGCTACTCTACTCAGACCGATAAGCGCAGCCCCAGCCCACGTGTAACCCGTTCTATGGCACAGCAGCGTACGGCTTTCTAAACCCCACAAATATCTAAAACGAAAAAATTGACAGATTCTTTTTGATTGTAGGTCATAATTAGCCTCTGCCTTCCTTCGTCCCTTCCTTTGCCCCTCCTTCCTCCAAACTCTTTCTGTATCCTACTTCTTTCTTTCCTTCATACATATCAAGCAACCATGCCTCGTTCTAAGAAGGGTCGTGTTTCCGGTACCGAGCGCCAAGCAATTAATAGTAAGCGTGCGGTGGCAGCTATCAATGGCACCTCAGAGGGTGTCATATTTGCGCGCGTGACCAAGATGCTGGGTCAAGGTCATATTTCTGTTGCAATTCCCTACAAGCACGGCATCAAGGAGTTGAATGCCCGTATTCCAAATATTCTGGGTCGCCGTGGTGCGACTCCTATCACCGTAAAGGATGTCGTCGCAATCTTCGTCGGCGAGGACTACGATCCCGATGCGTCCGCAGTCGCAGGCGAGCACTTTGACGTTGTTGCCATCCTCACATCCAAGCAGGCGGGTAAACTACGGCAGGAGGGTGCCATCCCTGATTGGATGACGAACGACGGTGGCGGCGTTGCTGGCGGTCCCAGTGGTGCCAACGATGGCGGCTTTGAGTTCGGCTACGACGACGAAGAAGAGAAGAAGAGCGGTGATGACGAAAAGGAGTCCAGCGACGAAGAACTCCGTGCCAAACTGGGCGCAAATCGTCTCGCGCACCGTGAGCCAGTCGCCGACAGCGAGCTTAATATTGATGATATTTAATCCCCAATCTAAACACCAACTACCAGTCTATTGTTAGGTCGTTACGCTTAGAAACCCAAAAAATCAAAAACAAAATAAAAATATTTTTGATTTTACGGGGGCTTATTCGCTTCATTCGGCGGTATACTTTTTAGGTGCGACGGCGCTTATGATTCTTACGCGTCTTACGCGTCTTATGCGTCTTACGCGTATTATTCATTTCCATCGGTTTTTTAAATACAACAAATCTGTTACAAACTTCATCTTCAAATGGTGCGGACACTATAAATGGCATATCCTCTCTGCGAACTACCGACGATTCCCACGGATGTTTTTTCGTTAATATTCGCTTTAGAAACGTTTTGAAATTGTCTAATGCTTTCTCAGTACTCATACCTTTTTCCAAAAAATCATGACCTAAAGGTATAACAATTGTGCCACCTGGTTTGAGAATCTTCCAACCATCATCAAAGAGATTAATGAAGACTGAGTAGCCGATTGGGGTTACGCGTGAGAATGGAGCATAAATCGGGCAGTGCTGCGTCCAAATCATCGTTTTGGACTCAGGACCGTAATCACTCCATTTACGATTTGAGGTATAAGGATCTACAAAATCAAGTTCAAATCGTACAGGAGTATCAAAGCGCGGTGGATAAAATAGAAATAGTGGTCCATCTTCGGCTTCGTTGTGGCACGCCACCAAAATATCCATCCCTACTTGATAAAAACAAAATTGAAGGCTCCGCATTTTCTTTAAGCCGAAAGCACCATGCCGCTCTCTAAGAACTTATACGAGGTCCAAGACCTCGCCGCCTCCCTCCTCCTGTCCCTAGAAGAATGTAATGTTCCTCTAGCCTTGACCATTCTTAATGAACTTCTTCTGAGTCTAGAAACCGAGCTTGCTCATAAAGTTCTTGGCTTTGCCTGGCTGTTAGCACAACCGGACAAAGACCTTACTCCGCAGCGGTTTACGGCTTGGCGTTCTCACCGTTACGATGTTCTCCTTGCCTCCTTTACTCCAGCTCCACTCATACGCCCGCCCTATACGTTAGTCGGCGACTACCCGCCACCCCCAACGGGCAGCTATGCGCCGCCAAGAGAATGGCACGCCAAGCCGGCGGGCTGGACCGATGCCGAGTGTGGAGCATTTTATCAGCACATTCAACACGCACTACAGAATAAGCAGTGTTGGCGCGCGTATCTGCTTACTCGTCCTCTTCTTGCGCATCCAAGTGCCTTTTGGAGTTTTCTACAGGCGATGGGCACCCCGCTAGAGCTCCTCAAGTTTGCCCAGCACCCGCATCTCCACGGGCAAATCCTTGAACACGCAATGTATATTCTAGCATATCCGCCGCCGCCGATGGAAATTATCCTACAGGAGCCGGTCCCTTCAGGACGAGTCATTTATATCCATCCAGAAGCACGCAACCGCTGGAATGTTCCGCCGACCGCTCCAACAAAACTCATTGGACAGCCGAATTTCATCTTTGAAGAGAGCACTTACTGGAACCAAGAGCGTGACCGATATCAAATTGACCTGGACACAAAGGGACATATTCGGTGCGAATCGGAGCAACTCTATCAGGATTTCTTCCAACACAACTTTCCGCTTGATATTCCAGACGAATGGCTGGTAGCGGAGCGAGAGAAGAGCCATCCACACGCCCAGAATTACCAGCCTGAGGTAAATCCGTGGGCACCAGTCTTTCACGAACTAATTACGCCGGTCCCCGTGGTCATTTCGCGCTAAAAAATAGTACTTTTCAAATTCAAGGATAGATTGTAAAAAGTTCGCTTCAGGAAAGAAGGCGACTTCACGCTGAGAACGGATGTAAGGTATTATATCCGATGTGCGATGACCTGATAATGCGATGATTGACATTGCCATAACAGCAGCGGACCGTTGCATGCCTGCGTAACAATGGATCAATATGACCGAACCGTTTTTATATTCATTGATGACTTTGTAGACGATTTCAGGTGACCAGTCCGCCATATTTTTGATTTCCGCCGGTTGTAAATTATCATCCACCGGCACACGATACTTGCGCTTAATTAGGGGTGAAAATGGTAAGTCCTTGGTACAGTTGAACACCGTGGTGATACCGGCACCCTTCAAAAAATCAGGGTCGGTGGAGGATCGTTTATTACCGAGCCACAACCGGGGCAAAATAAGGTCTGCGTGCTGATATGACTTCATGTCCATCCCTCCTAGTCGTCTCAAAGATTTACGGTGAGTGGCGGTTCCTCGTTCAATTCAAGAACATTCTCTGTGTATATAGCGGCGTCGATAAGAACGTTGAGCGCGTATGTACGTGCGAGGGAGGTTTCATTCGGCGGACGTGGATGACGCGTTCTACGCATTGTATCATACATAAATATACGAGTCTCATCATATAATTTTCGGAAATCGTCAATCATATCTTCATAAAATTTATAATCGTTATGGAGTATATTAATATTAGTATAAATCCATATAGCCATTACAATAGAATCCCATCTATTTTGTAGTATATCGGTCAGTTTCCGTTCAATAATCATACTGCGCATACGTGCCGATATATGCATATCTTGTTCTTCTATGATTTCATCAATGGTTTCTCCATAGATATCCTGGGTTGTTGGGTCGTCCTTGAGTTTGAAGAGTTCGGCGGCGGCGTGGACACCGAGTTCTTTTTCACAAAATTTCGCAAAGACCGAAATAACATAATTACAATTGTAATAGTTGAGAAACATCGGCGGCGGAATACGATGAATTCTTGCCAGGTTACAAATCATTTGCTGAGTGATGGACATTAGTTGCGGCTTCGTCCATTCCAAATTTGTGTAAGGATTCTTAGGTGGCTTTGGTGATGCAATTCCATACGCACAATATCGCAGCGACGATAAAATCATTTTAAGTATTGTATTTGTGTGAAATAGATATTTGGCACGAGTCTTGAAATCGTATACGGCGACGGTCATATTTGCGGGAATCGCTGTAGTCGTATGAAGGTCGTCCTCGCCGACTACCCGTTGGTCCATTTTTTTTAGAAGTCGCCGCTGAACATACTTTAGAATAGCCATACGTAGAGCAATATTCAAACATATAAGTTTATCTAGATGCGTTGATATAGCCTGATTATAGAAGAATGGATTTGAATGCTTGAGCGTACTTGGCATACCAGATTCGACGAGTTTAGGACCGGTCCACATATCGCTAATAAGAGTATACCATTCAGTACGTTTACGATATATAGCCGTAATCGTATTATAAAGCCAGGGACTATAATCTTCCTTTCGGCAGTACAGAAGCGAAATACACCCTGGAACAGGAGCCTTAGGCTTACCAGCCAGACCATCAATCCATTGTTTCATAATGTATTTAGGAACAGGACAATGAATAGTAGACGTCTGTTTCTTCTTTTCATAATGCCGCTTCTTTTGGAATTTTGATCTCTTAGACGGTTTTTTCTTCAGCGACTTCGTTATTATAGCAGCCTTGAAGAGTTCCTCCATTTACGTTACTATTTCTTGGTAAAAAATACTACGACCAATAACGAAATTCAATTTTTGTCAGTTTCTAGAATCCATCGCAAAGCATAGTTGACCATCAGCCCTTTTACAACGTTACCGTCCATATCATAGAGCTCGGAGAATTGCGTCCCTTCACACGCCCAATAGACGACTCCTTCAATCCGAATGGGTAGACGACGAGGTAGTCCAATCAGCGACACAGAATCGTAGGGCAAGAGCCCATCGGGCAGCCGTTCCTCTTCACGACCATCAAACCCTCTATGTTTGAAACAACAGGCGCCTTCAAAGGCGGTTCCGCCGCAGCGAAGCCACATTCCACCGGAACGTCGTACTGTCATACGGCATGTCAGCCCCACCCACCAGGGCTCCTGTCCATCTGTAGAAATTCGGGTGGTGACACCGCGTGTAGGAATGACTTTTCGTAAATCGTTGTATGGAATTTTTGTTATCTGCGACACATCTCGTAGGAAAGTGGCATCCATGCGCCATAGGACCTCTTGTAGGTTTTCCCACAGTCCAGTAGGAATTCGTTGAACGACCTCCATTGGTTGTTACTTATCACCGTAGTGCGGATAGACACATTCAAATTTTTCGCCTGCGTAGTAAATGGCAAAGCCCGGTTCTAAAGATTCGTGGGGACCAAAAGTATGGCGGGTACTACATAATTTGGCGTGGTTAAGTGATAGAACGGATCTACCATTTTTATGGAAGAAGTTGTTGAAAACACTCTCGGATGTCATGCCGTGTCCCATATGCCGTGGACATTTGGCAGAGTATCTCAAACACCGAGCGTTATTCACAAATAAGAATTTACACTTGGTAAAGGGTCCAGAGATTAAGGAACGAATGATCTATAATATTTGGGCATTACATAATGCTGTCAATGAGCGGAATGGCAAGCCTGAATTTCCTCTGGAATTACTCAACGCACTCTATGTAGATAAAGTTCGTTCAGATATAATTAGCGAAACGGGTCGTATTTTACGAGATATTCATGCGGAATGGGAGCCGATTGTGTTACAACAGATTACCGGTGCCGCTTTCCGTGAATGGCGTAATGATACATCACTTATTATAGGACTAGTATCAGGCGGACCCAACTAGGCGGCACAAACAACGGGCACTGTCTCCTCGCCGGGTGGTGCCATAGAATTGACGACCTGTAATATATCTGGTACCATACCAACACGTGCCGCACCTCCACACGCATTGAGGATATTCCAGAAACCGATAGATAATCCTGCGCCGATGAGAACACCGAGTGATCCACCGAGGTAGGATTCGCAACCGCTGAATCCACGCATTAATAAAAGTAGGAAAAAGACAACGCCGATAATGATGGTTGTTAGGGTAAAGGCTTGACGAATATCCGCCTTCTCCTGACTCGCTCCTTTCGCAACCGGCATCATGGCGAGCATCACTGAATTATAGATGATGAAGGTGGCAAAGAAGACGGCGGAAGCGAGCCACGCACTCGGTGCTATAATCGTTGTTTCACCGGCACCCACCTTGCCGGTTGATAGAATCTGGCAGGCACCGTTTTCGGGTACTACAATCTGATTCCACGTCGGCCATACAAATACGAGCCCTTGTTGTACAGCGCTAACGATTAAACCATTGAGAATCAAGCCCATAGAGACCCATACGAGTGGTAGGTAGCCGGTAATAGAGCCGAGTACAAATGAACCGGTAAAGAGTACATTCGGGAGGTCATGATATAAACCGAGTAAAAATTGGCGTAATCGCACTACACTCATCCTCCTTGTTCTCTATTTCTATTTTCCTGCTGCCTGAATCTGTTGTAATTGTTCCATAGTAATACCGAGTATTGTAAGTGATTGATTCTGTGCCTGTCCGTCCATTAGCCCAGTATTCGGGTCGGCATTATTTGCGTAAAACGTCGCAAATTCGTCAAGTTTATCGGGCGATATGGGTATACCGACTCGTTGGCTACCGCGCTCAATCGTAGCACGTAGAGACTGTAGCGAAGTCGCCTCTTTCTGGTTCATTGGCTTGACACAAGTGGGCGCCGGCTTCTTCAACGCCTTTTCGCAGACGTAGATCGGTTTGCCGTCGGCGGCACGATTACGGATGAGTGGGAAGGCGAGGATGTTGGTGAGGCGGCGGTCGGAGATATACGCCAAGAATCCGACTAAGAAGATACCGACCAACGCACCTGCTACGAGTCCGACAATCAAACTAATCGCATTCTCACATGAGAACATCAACCGATAGACCGAGCACATCAAGACGACCAGAACGAGAATGACGATACCGTAGGTCGTGGACGCCTGACGACGTGGAGAATACGATATTTCCTTATGATAAATAATAGGCAGCGCTCCTACATACGCCGATAAGAAGCCCAAGAATAGGGAGTAATAACTTGGAACGCCGTTGTGGTCCAGGTCGCTAAACGACTTAGTATTACTTAGTTGTAGAATACGTTCAAATGATACACCGGGAAAATGACCAGAGCACCGACGGTCCGATTCATTATTGACAATCGCTGCGTCACCAATAAAGCTAGATAAGAATTTTTGAAGCATAGGGGTAATCACATTGAGGGCTAATATACTACCTGTTAGAGCTCCCAGGGGTGGTGATTGAAATAGAATAGTAAATAAGAAAGCGGCAGCCGAGATTGTATCGGGAAATGTTTGTAGATTGTACTTAAACCCATCGGCACCAAATTTAAATAAGGCTGTCACAGCGTCAAGCGTCTTTTTTTCAGGAACAGCCATGGGAATCCCCTCCTTCTATAAGCACATAATACAAACTATTGCGGGCGTCACCACCCCTGCCGCCCCAGCACCACCGGAGTTTTTTGGGTTGGATCTTAACTGTGCGATTTACTACTGTGTACGAAAGGTACAGAAGAAAACGCCGTATACTCCACAAATTAAGGCAAAATGGGAAGCGGACCTTATCGTTGAGGTAATTGCCTATATCAAGCAAATGACCCAAATCGTCAACCCCACGCAAACTCTATATATTGCGGTGGACGGAGTAGCACCGATGGCGAAGATTAAGCAGCAGCGTCTACGTCGGTTTCGGTCCGCAGTTCAGGCGGAAGAGGAAGCGAAGATTCGTGCGGAAGCACGTGGTGTTAAATATGAAGCGCAGCCACGGTGGGATACAAATGCTATTACACCAGGCACACAGTTTATGAAGAACCTATCGTTCGCTCTACGTCAGTTCGGCAAAACTCACACAAATCCCGTCACAGTGGTCACTCCAGCGGACGAGCCAGGCGAGGGAGAGCAGAAGATTATGGAGTACATCCGCAAACACCAGCCAAAAACCGCTGTAATTTACGGTTTGGACGCCGACTTAATCGTACTTTCTCTATGGGCAAACGCCACCCTCGGTACCACCCTGAGCCTTTTCCGCGAAGAGATGGAGTTTAACGGGTCGGTAAAAACGGACGCTCTAGGCGACGAGAAGTTTCTGTATCTCCTTACCGACCAACTTGCCGATGCCCTATACGATAAGTATCAAAAGTCCAAATCTCAGCCAAAACCAGAGTTCTTAAGAGATTTTGTAGGACTCATGAGCCTCTTGGGCAACGACTTTGTACCCCACGGCATGGTACTTAAGATTAAGGATGATGGCATTGAAGCACTCCTTCGTATGTACCGTGACCATCTTGTAACTCCGTTTGTTCAACAAACTACCCCAGCCACCCCAGCCACCCCAGCCCACTGGCAGTATAATCAAGCCACACTTACAGACCTTTTCCAACGGGTGGCGAAGACCGAGGAGCAACAGATTCTCAGGTCGACGTCGAAGAAACTCAATGCTCGCCCAGGTATGACGGCGTCAAAGGAGCCAGAGGACCAGGCAATGGCACGTTATAACGATCAGCCCATCACATGGGCGGCGGAAAAGGTCTTTGCTACGCAGATTCAACTTGAGGACAAAGAGAAGCCCTCGTGGATTCTAAAATCAGACTGGCGCCAAATCTATGATGAGCATGCTCTAATGGGTGCCGACCCCCAGAAAGCCACACAACAGTATCTCAATTCACTCGCTTGGACCCTCGCCTACTATTCAGGCGCGCCCTTTGACCTCCATTGGTACTATCCGTGGTACTTGCCTCCGCGCACTGAAACGGTCGCCGCATACCTCAGCACTACTCCACCACCATTGTTAGAAACCCCAGCCACGCCAAGGACTCCATTGAAGCCAGAGGAGCAATTGGCGATGGTGTTGCCGCAGAGGTCGTTTCACCTGCTGCCGAAAGAGTTCCAAGCCTTGCCAACACTGTATCCGCACGCTTTTCCTATCCAATGGGAATTGTTCTCGTTGGGTAGAAAGATTTTATGGGAGTGCGAGCCGTTGATTCCACTCATTCAACCAACGCAGATTAAGACGTGGATTGAAGTTATGCTCGACGCCTAGTTTGTCGGCGACCTTTACGTTTTTTGAGTGTTTTGCGCTGTTTATAACGGCGTAAACGACGACGTGTATTTGGAGATGGAGGAAGGGAAGGATGTTTAGGACGTTTTGGTGATGAACTATTAGAAATATTAAAGAAACGCCCACGAACTACTCCTGATGTTGCTTCAGATACATCTGGTTTTAATTCTCCAAATCCTTTATAAATTTCTGGATTTTGTGTATCAAATGGAAAATCGTATGTTAGTTTATTTATAGATTGTCTATTTTTTTCCAATTTCGTCCTGTGTTCTTCTTTCCAAGGAAAATAACTAGATAGACTTGATAAAATTTGTTTGAAGGCAGGCAATTTTAAGACTTCATTTCTTTTTGCTACTGCTTGACATTCTCTTATATGTTTGCGGAGGCTTTGTAATTTTTGCTGTGCCTTTTTAATATCTACAAATTTATTTAATAATTCACAAATCTTCTTTACTTTTCTTATAAGATTTTCTGTTTGTATTTCTTTCCAATATTTCTCTCTGTCATCATATGTTCTACCTACATTAATTTTGCTGATAGCAATTTTTAGTGTTGAGTTTCCATCTCTTGTTAGAGCGTCTCTACCTGTACCATCTAATAATTTTTTTAAAAAATTTTCAATTTCTGTTTCACGAGGAATAGCAGGACCAACATGTGGTATACTAATAAACCGCGCTTGACTTTTTGTATAATTACAATTCCAACAGGAGACATCTCCTAAATGACTCATAATTTCCACTTCATCCTTAGAGTATTTATTACCTGAGCAAATAATACGAAAATAAAGGGCAACAAGATTTACTGGTATAGTATGGTCGTAAGACCATTTTGTCCCAACTTTATCAAGTGGTTGTCTTTGTTCCAAAGTAAATCCGCATAAACTACATATAGACTTACCATTTATACCATCGGCGTAGTCCCCATGTATTTTTTTCGCTTGCGATGGCGCACGATTGTGCTCTATGCGTATTTTTGTCAATTCTTTTAATGTCTTACGTGCTTGAGTTGCTTGAGTATTTTGTGACTCGGTGAATTCAGCGACTTTAGCAGAACCTGAGTTAGAATTTAAATGATATGTAGGTATTACACAAGGTGTACGCCGCCGTTTCGGGCTTGAAATTTTAGAAATTTCATTTATCAAGCGTTTTGGAGGTACAATTACTCGTGTTGATCTTGGACGAGTAGCATCAGGAACAGCAGGAGCAACAGCAGGAGCAACAACAGTTTCAGTTTCTAAGGATGCCGCTGCTTGTGCTAATAAATGAAGTACACCTGTAGCACTACACTTTGATAAAACACTACTTGATTCACTAGGCTCTGATATAACTGAATCGTCCAATGGTCTGTAAGATGCCACTTTTACATCTTCTGTAATTTCATCCGCAAAACGATTTATTAAATTTTCAACGACTGATTTTCCATCGTTTGAGGCTTCATCTCCTTCACTGATATCATATAAATAACCCAGAACCGTATCATCTCCGATTTGTATATCTTGGGATAATCCTAACAAATATGCTTCAGTATAAAGATTATCATCATCAGGTTCAGAATATCCAATCTCATCTACAGAAAATTGTAATTCGACTTCATCATCATCATTATCATCATCATCATCATCATCATATTCATCACCAGTATTTCTTAGTGCCTTCATCAATGTTGTTACTGCTCCTCGTGTTATGTTTTCTTGTTTACGTTGCTCTGAATTAGTAAGCTTAGGTCGTTCTGTACTACTGGGATGAGACTGAGTCTGTGATGCTGACACACTTGATAGATTTGTTAAACCTGTAGGTGATTCATAACCAGGCGCCGCTGCTATAGGTACTATTGAGTAGTGTTCTATAAGTTTTTGAATAGCGCGTTCTCTATTATAATCACCGGCTCCACCCATCGGTATATTAAGGCGCCTTAATTCAGCCTTTAGTTGCTCATCACTCATAGAAAAAATGTCCCCCGCTGAAGACATACCCTACCAAACCCAACGAAAAAAATGAGCACCCATAACACCCAAAACAATCCGCCAAAAATGTCCGCATACGAACTGGAATACATTGGCGCGTCCTGGTGTGCCCCCTGTAAAGTGGTAAAACCGAAGGTCTTAGAGCAGGCGGCAAAGTACGCCATTCCCATCAAAACATACGATATTGACGAGGATGTGGAGAAGATTGACGTAGACGCCGTGAAGAAACTACCGACGCTTCGGGTGCTACAAGACGGCAACGTCATCGCAGAGTTTATTACTCAGCACAACGCCCAACTGGAAGAGTTCCTATCAAAAACCATAAAGCCGTCAACAACCGATACGGACTTTTAGCAAAACCTCCAATCCCGCGGTTAACCATCAAGAAAACCTTCAGCCCCCTAAGTAATGGGCGCCGCTCAATCAACAGTTGACCCACGGCATATTCGTATATGGCAGAATCTGAGCTCTCTAGATTCGGTCCCAGCCCGGATACAGATGATTGAGACATTGTTTGAAGGACAGGAGTATGTAAATACGGCAAAGCGTATGGGACTCTACGGAGCCTTGCTCGGCTGGATTGCGGCTCAACGTCGTGGCGAATTCTATCCTTGGCCTTATCCGCAACCTCAACAAACACAAGCCCCGCCGCCCCTAAGACAAATTTCCACACAGCCACAACACGCAACACCGGTTATGCGTATTCATGACTCCCCGCCCAACACAACTACATTAGCAAAAGCCCCTCCACCTAGAAGAGCGATGGACTACTTACACGAAGCGTATCAACTCCTTGGCATAGATGACTCCAAACCTCTCACCCATGAACTTCTTAAGTCGGCATATAAGCGTGCGGCAGTGAAGACTCACCCTGATAAAGGTGGATCGCCTGAACTGTTTGACGCAGTGACTCGTGCCTTCCTCTATATTCAAGAAATCTTGGAAAAACTCATACCAAAGACCGGTAAGGACGGTAAGGATGTACGTTTTTCAGTCTCGGTGACTCCTGAGGAGGCGATGCGCGCTCGTGGTATCAATCCGACCGCAGCGGCGGATAAGAATGCTATGAAGTTGGAAGACGCACCACCGGTCGCCCTCAACCCGAAGAAACTTGATATGAATGTCTTCAATAAACTGTTTGAAGAGAATAAGCTACCGGATCCTGATAAGGATGATGGATATGGTGATTGGCTGAAGGATCAGGATAACAGCCGTGGAACCCAGGCGGCGATGAAGGGTAAGTACAATGCGGATGTATTCAATCGTACATTTGAGGAGGAGGCGAAGAGGGCGGCAGCGGCACCGCAAAACCAATTATCGAAGTACCGACCTCCATCAGAAATGATACTGGCTCCTGGATTTGGTACGGAGTTGGGCGCAGGGCGACCCGAACAGTACACAAAATCTACAACGGCAATTACGGGCGCAGCGGGTGGTATTGGATACACTGACCTCAAGTACGCCTATAGCGAGGGGTCTACATTTAGTCAGGATATTGCGGGTGTAAGCCTAGATGGACGTCCGAAGACGATGGCGGAGGCGGAGCGGGCGTATAAGTCGGCACCTCCTTCTATGTCTGAGGAGGAAACCCGTGCGGTATCTATGTTTACGCAAGCACGAGAAGCGGCAGAGGTACAGAGACAGCAACGGCTGGCGGCGAGAGATGTGGACCATTCGGCAGCACATGCCCGTTTGAAACAGCGTTTAATGATTGCGGAGCGATAAATTGGACCCATGTAGAATGCCGCCACCAAAACCCGCAGCAAAACCAAAACCAGAAGCAAAACCAAAACCAGAAGCAAAACCAAAACCAAAACCTGCGGCAAAACCAAAACCAGAAGCAAAATCCGCAGTAAAACCAAATCCCGTAGCAAAACCCGTAGTAAAACCAAAACCCGCAGTAAAACCCTTAGCAAAACCCGCAAATAAAGCTGTAGCAGCACCTGCTCCAGCTCCAGAACAAGTATCTATCCCAGAGCCCCCTCCAAATGAACCTTTGCCGGCGATTAAGGTAACGGTTGAAGTACCATCCGAATCGTTTAGTAATAATGTTATCGCATCCGCAATTCTAGAACTTTTAAAATCTGGTAATACGAATCCATCGCAGGCAGATATTACAGATATAATTAAGACAATTACAAATAAAAACTAAATTATAAATAAGATGGCAAAGTTTGATGCTGCTATTTTTTTTGACAACGATCAAGGATACCTTGACGATGTCAAAGCAAAGTGTCCCAATATAACACTTGTAAAGGTAAATGATACAGAATCAACTGTGAAATACTCGTATAAAACTAATTTTTATACAAAAAATAACATGACTTTTTCCCACAAAGTTCTTACACCTGGTCCATTAAAAAATTTAATGGATTCGTTGTACGAAGAATATAATGAACATTCAAACATTAAGCTAAACAATGGATATGTATCATATTTAAAACACTTTAAAATTATACCAAAATATCATCCCGAATCTGGTATACAACAAGATGATATTGATAAGTATTATGAATGGAAGAGAACAACTACCGGTAATCGTATTTTATTATTAGACTGGGACCAGACCCTAAGTCAGTTTGATGGTATTGAGTTTCCAGGACAAAGCACTTTACAAATGTTTTTTAAAAATGCTCCGAGACAGAATCTATTACATAATCTTTTCATAAAACCGAAAGATATTGCGATTTTTTATCTTGGCGGGCAAGAACGGTATACCATGATAACTGAATGGCTAAAGGAGGTTGCTCAAAGTGGGGTTCATATTGCGGTCTTGACAAATAACGGGGGCGCAAGAGATATTCTTTTCCAACAAGTTATTGATGAGATTATACCAAACGGATCGTACGAAATTATTGCATCTAGATTTCCACCAAGCAACGGAGATAAGGGGAAAGCATTATTCATGGATACACGTTTCTCCAGTTTCTGCCCAAAAACAGGTGGTCGCCGAAGACGGACCCGTAAAGGGGTAAAAACAGAATACCGTAAATCTCGTAAACATCGTAGATAAATAAATATTTATAGAGTAGAATGAACGCTAGTGCTTATTTTAAACGCCGTGCGGCTATGTCACATCACTTCCGTGACCATTATGGTGGATCTCGTCCGTTTGGACACCAAGAGGTTGCGGCACAAAACCATCTTTTAGAGGAGCAGGCAAAGTCTGAGGCACGAGTCGCAGCAGAGAATGCAAAGGTGGCGAAAGAGTTAGAGTTGAAGGCGAGAGCGGAGGCAGAAGCGAAGGCAGTCGCTGAAGCGAAGGCGAGAGCGGAAGCAGAGGCAGCCGCAGCCGCTGAAGCAGAGGCAAAGGCGAAGGCGGATGCGGAGGCGAAGGTCGCCGCAGAGGCAGAAGCGGCATTAAAGGCTGCGCAAGAGGCAGAAGCAGCGGCGAAGGCGGCAAATGATGCCGAAGCACTCGCCAAGGCACAGGCTGAAGAGGAAGCAGCCGCCAAGGTAGCCGCACAGGCAGAAGCAGATGCGAAGGCGGCAGCGGAGGCTGAGGCAGTGGCTAAGGCGGAGGAGGAAGCGAAGGCAGCAGCAGAGGCACAGGCGAAGGCAGAGTTAGAGGCAGCCGAAAAGGCAGAGGCACAAGCAAAGGCGGCTGCTGAAGCAGCAGAGGCACAAGCAAAGGCGGATGCTGAGGCAGCCGAAAAGGCAGAGGCACAAGCAAAGGCGGATGCGGAGGCATTAGCGACACCCGAACAAGAACAGGCACCTGAGGTTGTAATCGAGTCGGTACCTGAGTCTGCTCCACAATCTATACTATCACCCACATCAACGAACGATTTAATTGCACAAGCAATCGCTCATATTAATAGCACAGGAAATGCGAATCCTACACCCGATGATGTCAGTCAAGCTATTACCGCGGCTATGAGCACAATAGCGGGTCATAAAGCGGAGGTCACACATACGAATGATACGGCGGTTTCTTCATTGGCATCCGCACCAGAATCCGAGCCCGCACCCGCACCGGCACCCGCACCAGAATCCGAGCCCGCACCCGCACCCGCACCCGCAGAATCACAAGAATGACTTTAAAAAAATTGAAGATAATCTCCGTCGGTAAAATGACTTCGAAAAAATTGAAGATGACCTCCATCCGTAAGCTAAAAGCGCCCCCGCCGCTATTCCTACTTCCTATTTTCTCTAATTCCTACAAATCCAAATGTCGAATTCCTCCCTACACGATTGTTGTCACCCAGACTACCATGAACGTTATAAGGACGATGTCTATTATGAAGAGCAGGGTGAAACTCATGCCAACTGCTATAGCACCAGTGGCGCCCCATTACATAAACTCGCGCCCGTCGCAACTATTCCAGACTATGATGGAGGATTCTCCGCAGTCAACTGGGATCCAGCGACCAATAATTTCCTAATCTGTAAACCAGGAATGGAAGACTTTCCAATTTACCGTACGGACGAGACTCTACGAGCTTTAGCAAAAATCCTCGCATTTAATCCAAAAGAATGGGGATGCTCAGAGTGCGGATGTACGACAGAATTCAAGAATTACGAGTATATCTGTTGGTGTGATACTTGTAAAGATGGATGTTCAAGTCCGGTACAACTGGAACCTCTTCCAGCACCCGCTTCTCGCAAGCCATCGGTATTCTTCTCTAAGCGACGAGGTTCACTTCCACCGCCTCCGTTGGTACCCCTTGAGCGTCTAACTGCCATTGGTAGTCATACTATATCCTCACCGGATTCAAAGGTTATTATGGAGGACACCGAACGAGATGAATGGTTCAGCAATGCAGCAGACCGTGCTAAAATGATGTTTCGCTCTTAATTAAAAAAAATAAAAATAAAAACAAAAAAACAAAAAAATAAATAGTAATAAAACTACTAAATATTTTTGATTAACGATGTCTGCGTGTCTTAGCGCGACGCTCTTTTTTGCTTCTACGTGTATTTCTACGACTAATCCAATAATATGGGTCGTCCAAACGTCTTCCGTTGCTATCTTTAAAAAAATAACGAATTTTGTACTGATCGCGAAATAACTTCATAAAGTAACGGATAAACTCCCGCTCGTTTTCAGGAAATCTATTTATATATACTCTATCTCCTCTCAACATCGCTTCAATAAGTTTATTAGGTTCAACCAGACCGATAGGTGGTGTAGATTCAGACGGTGGTCCTGATGGTAATGGTGGTTGTCTTGATACATTATAGGTCGCATTAAAAAAACGAGAATAATTATTATTATTATTTACCGGCTCATTTTCAGCCCCAGACGCTAAATATACGGATCGAATAAGATTGTTTTGCTCATTTGGCATTATGCCAAGCGGACCTAACCGAGGTGCGGGAATACTAGGAGGCGGTTTGGGTCCGTTGAATGACATTCCTACTTAGGGTAAATATTTACAAACCGGCATTGTTCTACCAATATTCATTGGTCTAAACTCCACACGCAAAAAGTGTATAATTATGTCTACTCCGCGCATTGGTCTCATTGTCACCGGAAAGGAAGCCCTAGAAGATTTCACCCTCTTCGTAAAAACATTAGAGCAATGGCACCCTACAGCAGAGCTTTTCGTATACACCGACTCTGACACTCCCACCGAACAAATTAAGTCCAAACTTACCATTCATACAAAACAGGCAATGGACCAATATAAAGGGCTCAAGCGCCCCCAAATGGAACGCACCAAGGGCACCATTTACGATTCTCTGTTCAAAGATTATACGTATGAGAAGGCGGCGGTTCTAGAGTGGATGTTCGCCGTACATCCAGATGAGCCGGCGTGGTTTTTAGACGCCGATATTTCACACCTAGCACCCCTTCCTACAATTCCAGCCCAAACGGAGCTCGCCCTTTCACAGCATATGATTCGCCCAACCGATGAAGCCCGATACGGTAAGTATAATGCGGGTTATATGTGGTTCAAATCGGCAGCCCTTCTACCGAAGTGGAAAGAACTAGGGCATCAGAGCCGATTCTATGAGCAGGCGGCACTAGAAGACCTCGCTAACTCGCTACCCAAGGACGCCGTGTACGAGTTTCCAGCCCAGGTGAATTTTGGCTGGTGGCGCATGCAGCAATCAACGACTCCACAACGTGAAATTCAAGCCCGTTTCAGCATTTTCCGTAACGACCAAAGCATTGGCATTCGCTACGACGGCAAACCACTACAGTCCATTCATACGCACTGGTTTTCTACCACCGCATTTGAATGTGTCTCGTTTCGTATGTGGTTTGACGAATTTACGAAGAAATTCAAAGCCCATAAGCCTCTAAACGCTTATCGCCGACTTATTGGATTGGAATAACACGAATCGGAAACGGCTCAGGCGACGTCAACAGCCATTTATACATGAATCCTTCTCGGCGTCCATAAACTGCCGATTTAGCGGCATACACCGCTTCATTGACAGGGTCGCGTGCTTTGCGGGTTGAGCCGTCGCTACACGGTGATATAAACTCCATGGGCACATATCCGCAGAGCCAAGAGCGCAACACACGAGCACGAGTAAATAAGTCGTGCTCACTGTAGTCCAAGAAGTAATTGATTTCGTCTAAATACTCTAGTGCCGCTACCATACTTCGCCGAAGCATGATAGGACCACGATTACACGTTTCACCAATGTAAATGACGCCACGGTTAAGCTGCGGATCAAGCGGCGCCTCTACCGCTACTCCCATTTTGCCGACCCCATCGCCGTAGGTCAACCCGTGACAACAACGACCGCTCACGGCAATTAGATCGTTCATCTTTAAAAACGGACGAAGGAGTGCCATATTGAATCCCCGTTCAATCATCATCATATCTGCCTGAATCTCCAAGATGTATTCGCCGCGGCTACATAGAAAGCCGAGATTATCGGCGGCGGTCTCAAAGAGTGGTGCCAACGACCGCATCACCACCACATTTGTTAGAAGCGCAGGAAACTCTCCTAGACTAAACATTTCACGCACAATTTCTTCTGTTCTATCGGAGCAGGAATCTACAATAAGAATCATTTCGTACGGCATCTCTGTCACAGTATTTAGCACCGAACGTAGATTGCGTTCAATGATTGCCTCCTGATTGTAAATAGGGGTTACGACCGATATAGTAGGCACGGTGTTTGAGAAAGTTCTATTCAAAACAACCTCAATCTTAGGACCATCGGTAGGTTTATTGATGAATACACCCGCCGAATAACGGTCATTTGCTATTTTTGTATAGTCCATTTGATGAACTTTACAAAATCATGTTTAAACCAACCACGCTCTAGTGTAAAGGGAACAGTTTAGGAATACCGACGTTGAAGAAAGGACGGCACTGTTCAATACGTGTCCAAGTGAGCCGAAACAGTCCCTCAGCCGAGCAATACGACTGCCACCATTCACGACCAGCAATAGACATCTTAGACCATGTTTCTACCGACGTCTCTTTTACAATACGTGAGACATCAGCGGGCGTAGATGCTCTGAAGTAGTGAACTCCCTCCTTGGGTGCTACAAGATATCCCTTCATATCTACACCGTCCGTTACGATCGGTACGACACCGCAGGCGAAGTACTCAATTTCACGGTTACACTTGGGACCAAAACCAGGTAGGCAGAGACCAAAGCGCGCATGGCAGAGTTTATTCAGATATTCGGTCTGCGTATAAGGGTAGGGTGCGCCAGTGCTATCAATCGGCATAGAAAAGAGCTCTACGCATTTGCTCCAATCATGCTGGGTACGGTTCTTCTGCTGTACACCATTTTCAATCTTACCCAAAAACAGCGAAGAGATTGTACGCTTTGTGTAACCGAGCAGATTCTTCTTACTGGCGACGATGGATTCAATGGCACGCGGTGAGCGTGGCCAGAAACCCCAGACCGACTGACGTAATTTATGGGTATCAGGACCAGGTGGCGCACAATTACCGAACATAGCCATCTGGTACGAAGGCGGCGATGACCACCAGCGCGCAGTGGGGCGGTCGTATAAGAGAACCTCCCCAATCGCACCCCACCAACAATAGCCACTATCCTCGGTCTTCTCTACAGTTATATATTCACGCTCCGCCCAAATATCCACCATTTCACGAAATGTATCACCGCTATGTGACCATATTCCTTCAAGTGCCTTACCGGTGGGCACAAGAATACGTGGTATCTTATTACCCGTAGCCGCTGCCTTATCACGAATCACTTTGAGCATATCCTTGAAACCGAATTTCTTAACCGCGGCACCCACTTCGAGGAGCGCATTTTGTCGGCGGACCTCAATCGGCTCACGCTGAATGAGACCGCATACATAGTTGAGTTCAGCCGCACCGGCAAGATGAATACGGTCACCACGGGGCTTCTCGGCATAGTTAAATTCCATTACATAGGCGCCGGCAGGTGCCAGCCAGATATAGTCGAGTCCAGAGGACGCAGCGGAGCCAAAAATCCACGAGGCGTGGGCAAATGCTCGTCGGCGCACCGACGCTGTATCAGTCACCGATACATAGCGAATAATCCAGCCCTTCGCAAAGATATATTCCGCAACCGATTCCGCCCATTCCCGTGTACAGACCGCATCAGGAGCATCATCTACACAGAATACCGCAACGGGCATAGAGGGCTCTTCGTCCACCGGCTCAATAAGCTCACGCAGCAGCATAATATCTTCCGCCGAAACGAGCGAGTGCTCGGCAGACGGTGGCAAAGCCCATACATCCTCGGAATAATAGTTCATATCATCCATCATCGGCACAAGAGTGATATTGCCCTTCTCCGCCGAAGACCATACGCAATCGCGTAGAAACGGTGTAATATCGGCAAGTTGCGGTACTAGGAATTCAGGGACCGTCAGATTACACGACTTGAGTAGTCGCCGAATTGTTAGAACTTTAGGCAAATAGTGTAAAATCCACTGACTGAGGGTCGTCTTACATTCATCCGCAATAGGAATGGAGATGATAGACGGTACATGAATGGACGACATCATATTGCTAACACGAGCCGCTTCCCACGCACTCACCCACTCCTTATGCTGACCAACGAAGATATCCTTGAACGAGCTAATCAGTCCTTGGCGGTTGACGAATTTACCACCCTGAAAATGATAGAGCGGCAGAGCATCGGGCTTGGGTGTATACATATTTTGTTCGCCGGCTTGAAAGTTGTATAAATCAACTCCGTCGCCGTCGCCGGTATGCCGCAGCATTGTACAAATCGCCTTCGGAGCAGATTCGGATACAGAGAGAATTGGGCGAGGAAAAGACTTGCGGAATGCGGTGCGATTCCACATAGACTCCATCGCAACGGGGAGTTTTCCCACCGAATTCAGATTTTTACAGATACGCATAGATTGAATGGGGGTGGGGTCAACATAGAGAAACGCAGGGCGGTAGAGAACATCCTTCGGCTCGTAATTACGGATATTGGAATTGTGGAGATGTATAGTTTTAATAGAATAGGCGGGATTTACTACAAGGAACTTATGCCGAAGCATTACAACCGTAATAACGTTATCGCAACCGGATTGACCGAACGGAAAGCCGAGCTCCTCTTCGGTCGGTGTGAAGTTCATCGCATCACGGGCGAGAATCCACGTATCTTGGGAATCGGCACGTGGACCAAAGATGGTAGGTGCTCCTGCTCCACTCGTATCTTCCCAACGGAGCAACGCCAGAAAGAGCCGATTCTCTGCGAGAGAAATCTTCCATAGATATGACAGCGTCTCATTGAACCAGATATCCGAGTTGGAGAAGATAACGAACGCCCCAGCGGGCACACGCTCTTGTATCGCCATAAAGACATCGTAGTATCGCAGACGCTTACCGAGAACAACCTGTACAATTTTATCGCTCGAAGGCAAGTCGCTATACTCCACTTCGTTTAGAAGCAGAATATGGTCAATCCATGGACATTCTACATTCTTTTCTAAACATAGACGAATTTCACGTGCCCGTCGTGCGGTCGGATGCCGAAAGTACTGTTGAATGAGCCACGTCTGCGGAATGATGGAGTCATCGGAATCCGACGCAACAGAGACGAGTCGCACAGTTTCCATAGAACGTGCCCAGGCATCATACACAATACGGGTGCCAAGGTCCAGCCCTTCACGATCGCCGGCAGACGACCACGTCACCACGTTCATACGCAGTAAATGCGCGAGGCAGAGAATCACCTTCTCAACCGAGTCCTCACTTCGCACCGGCTCGCCTAAAAACGGGTAGTCATCGTGGAGTTCTTCCATCACCAATGTATGGTCCCATCGTAGACCACGATCCGCAAGAGATTCTATAATCGCCGACGGAGCCACAAGCAGACATTCTGTATTGTTGGAAAGCACAGCCGGTAGTACAGCCATCCAGGCATCTACGTCCGCATTGGCAGCAATGATGACCGCCACAAGTGCGGAAGCACCGACAACCTCAATCGCGGCAGGTTCATTGACAACACAATGCCAACGACCCCAACGGGCACCTTTTCCGAAGGAGGCTCGTGCCCATAGAAGATTTTTACGGTCTGAGGTAATATGTGACTCAGAACGTAAGATACGTATGGGTTTTCCAGTAATTGGATGGCGGGCTTCCATAGAATCAGTTATTTTTTATAACAGCGTTTAACCTTTAACCTCTCACTGCCGATAACCCTTCAAATGTGTAAAAGATAGACCAAACCAACCTTTGCCACCACATCCATTATAGCGTAAGAAATTGTAGTATACATTTTATCTATCTTTGAGTACTCTTCCATCCAATATACAATAGGATAGAGGGACCATACCGCAAGAGTTAAATAGATAGCGAGTTTTGTTTTTGTCTGCTGGAGTAAAATAGCAATAATTGGCAAAAAGGCGAGCATACCGAGGGCGAAATAGCCTTTGGATTCAAGTGGGTCCTTTGTCTTCGTGCCGAGGTAGCCGGCGACAATCATCAACAGGTCGCAGGCAATCATAGGCAAAATAACGGCAAGAGGTACATCGTTTGCGTAGAGAAGTGCTGCTAACATTAGGGGGGTGGTGAGCAACCAATCACTATGACGCCAGCGGTCAGAGTCTTCGGGATGTGCCATGATTTGCGAATACGCAATACAGGCGATGCTGGGAATTATGGAGAGTGCGGGCGAAGCGGAGAATGCCGTCAGAACAGATGTAATAAAAAAGATGGTGAATGCGGAGGAAACGGCAATACTATCCCACGAGCCGCCCTGTTTCACCTTTTGACCTATAAAAAATCCTGGAATGATGAGGCGAGGGGCGATAGCCGAAACAGCAGCACCCATTTACCCTTTTGTTAGAAAATTATGGATAATAGGCGGCGCCATAAACAACCGAGCCTTGTGCGGGCTCACCTACAACATAGGATACAAAGGTGGCTGATACGTAACCGGTTCCTGAAGGATAACCACCATCGGGCATCGCAATTTGAATACTGCTTTGAGTATAAAAGTATGGACCATAGGTCTGAATGAGCGCTCCGCTAATATCAACATCTACGTTGACAAAGGACGAAAATCCGGTTACAAATGTACTAAATAGATACATTTGCCATGTTAGATCAAGCACCGTTCCCGTAGAGTAAATATTTACACCACTGGGATCCAATACTGTATTATCATTAATAGATGATACGTTCAAGTTAAATGTATTTTGGTAAGGCCAGATATTTGTCAAACTTGTATATACATTACTATTATAGACACTATAGATGTATTCCATTTTATAGGCACTATCCGCAAGCATTGGAAACTGAGAATAGGTGGCATTATTGATAATTCCCCATCGGTTCAAATCAAGCGCCAATAGATTATTGTTTTGGGTATATCCCTGTGTATTTGTACTAATATCCAGTAAAATTACACCCTGTTGAAGAGTAGCATTTGAGAGTGTTGTTGGATTAAATGATATACGGTAGGTGCTATTGGCTAAATCGGCAATATTATTGACTTGAATCGTAAAATTACGGTAATTCACGAGATCAAGCAAGCCGGTAAAATTACTGGAATTGAGTTGAATCAGTTGTACCGCATTCACGGAGGAGACGGCGGCGGTCGCATTTGCCGCAATAGTTGAGATTTCACCTGATAATGAATAGAGCGCAGTGGAGATTTCACCGGATAATGAATAGAGCGCAGTGGAGATTTCACCCGATAGAGTATATAACGCGGTTGACACTACATAAGTTAGAGTAGATACAGCGCCATATACACTTGATGTAACAATATGGTCAATTATAGCCGTTTGCGTTGATAATGCGGTAGAAAGATAATATACATAGGCTGTATTTGTACTATTAATTAAATTTACAGTATATTGTTCTAATTCAATAAATGACGCATAAATACCTTCTAAGATACTACTCGTCGTGATTATACTTACTTGTTGGTTGAGACTGCTAATATTGGCGGTATTTTGTGCTGTAATAAAATAGATTGATGATACTTCACCTGATAAAGAGTTAATGGCACTTGATGTATAGTGTTTAAAGCTACTTAACTCGCCTGAAAGTGTACCGATGCTGCTACTAATATTTACAATTGCTCCTGATATATCAGCGATACTTGTTTGAAGATTTATAGATGTACTGAGCAGCGCATTATTCACTACAATTATAGACGTACTCACATCTTCTATAAAATTGTATGTATCTGTAATTTCTCCTGACAAACCTGCGGATGTGCTAAGCAATGCTGTATTGATAGATGTGCTAAAGTTTGCCAACTCCTGTTTTGTTGCTGATGTAGATGTAATGGATGATAATTGTTGAGTAGTCCAAGCCATGGTAGAATAAATATTGTAATTAATGTATTGAATGAGTAATGAAGAGGTCAAGGCGTCCTGTAATCCAATACCGGTACTCATAGTGGAGAGCCATAGTTGAACCGATGAATTGAGTATATTTAAATCGGAATTAAATGTTGAAACTGTTGCCAAAGAATTTACAGTACTATAACATGCATCTAATGTACTTTGATAATAGGAGTTCAATTGAATTTGAAACGAATTCGCAGTTGATAAAAACGCATCATTTAGATTGGTTGATATATTTAGACAAGTATCTAAGTAATAAAATGTAGTACTAAATGATGAATATGTATAATGTGTAAGAGTACTTACTTCGCCAGATAGAGTATACACCTGAGTAGATAATATATTCACTTTATTGTTTGTACTTTGAAGAGCATTACCGATAGAGGTACTCAATATACTCAAGGTGGGAGGAATCAAACTATTACTCCAATATGTTTGACCCTGTCCGTTCGCATAAAGTGTATAAAGTGAGGAAATAGGATAATTTCCTGCAGTGCGAAAATTTAATTGCTGAAGCAATAAAGCATTCAAATTCGCCCCCGTAGGATACGCCATTCTAACGTTGTAGGGCATTTTTGCCTGCGGTACGAATCCGCAGCATCTAAAAACAACTTATAGACGTAGAGTAAGAGTAACATGTCCAATTCAGGAGGACTTCTCCAATTAGTAGCAACCGGACGTCAAGACATCTATCTTTCCGGTAATCCACAGACTACGTTTTTCAAACAAGTGTATCGGCGGTATACAAACTTTAGTATTGAGACCCAGCGTATTCCGTTTGATTCGGCGGTTGATTTTGGCAAACTAATTACGGTCACGGTACCGCGTCAAGGCGATCTTCTATCACAGGTCTACTTACAGATAAATTTACCGCAAATTACGCCACAGGGACCTCAGCCTTATCCACAGGGCGTGATTACTGAGGCACCGACCGATTATGCACAGATTACCAATTCAGTGAGTTGGGTCAATGGTGTCGGTTATGCGATGATTGATTATATTAGTATTTGGATTGGTCAGCAGGAGGTGGACCGTCATTACGGCGAATGGATGTATCTTTGGACACAGTTATCTACACCGGGGTCAAAGAGAGATGGTATTAATTTTATGACGGGAACCCAAGAGGTGTTTAATGACCAGTCGCAATCGGGTCCGCTCAATCTCCTTGTGCCGCTAGACTTCTGGTTTTGTAAGAATCCAGGTCTCGCCTTGCCGCTCATTGCGCTCCAGGCGACACCGGTACGATTTTATATCCGACTCAAGAACGGTAATGATATGGTCTTTAGCAACTCATTGGAAAACGCAGTGCTCAGCGGCTCACAGAATCCTCCAACTACGCTCACCCAGAATCCGGTCATCATTACCGATATGGTGATGTGGGGCGATTATATTTATTTGGATACGGATGAACGTCGTCGCTTCGTCTCGTCCCGCCACGAATATCTTATTGAGCAGGTCCAGCAGCAGAAACGTTATAGTATTCCACTGAATACGACTCGTATTTCGGTTCCTCTGGTCTTCAATAATCCGATCAAGGAGATGATTTGGGTGGTCAATGAGGACCGTATGTTACAGGCACACGAATGGTTTAATTATGGTAGCCGTATGTTGAATGAGACCGGTATTCCTAACTTGGACATTATTGCCACAGCGCTTCTTCAGTTTGATGGCTACGATCGGTTTGAGGAGCAATCGGCACAGTATTTCCGTCTAATGCAGCCCTGGCAACGTCATACAGCCATTCCAAACGATTTTATCTACGTATATTCCTTTAGCTTAGCCCCGGAGGTAGAGCAACCTATGGGTACTTGTAACGGCAGTCGGTTGGATTCTATCGTATTACAATTGGCAATGAATCCACAGGTAAAATCGTACCCTGCCGGTGTCACCACGTATGCGACAAATTACAATGTACTACGTATTGTTGCTGGTTTGGGCGGCGTTCTATTCACTGTATAAATTAAGATAAAAACCATTAGAGATGTCGTCCGATGGTCTGACACCACCGCCGGTCCCGCCGGCACCACCAGCACCACCGGCGCCACCATCACCCGCGGTGCCACCCTTACCACCAAATCCCAACTCGTCCAAGCAGGACGGTACAGAAGGACATGTTGGAGGTAAAACACCGCATCATATTTCGGACATTGATACGTGGAAGCATCCAGACCGAAATTATTTTGTGTTTGTGATTCTCTCTGTATTGTTAGGACTTCTAGGTGTAGACCATTTTTATTTACGTAGTTTTCATACTGGTATGA